AAAGCAATTGAGTTAATGAGTGATAGTGAATTAAAAGATTATCGGGATAAGCAACTATTAGACTATGAGGACGTATTTTGGTCTAAAGAGGAATTAAAAAACTTTATAATAGATTTACTATGAACGGAATATTAATTGTAGAAGGGCCAGATGGTGCTGGTAAGACTACATTAATAAATCAACTTAGAGAACACTGGTTATTTAAAACTCGCTATATGCATCTTCGAGTGCATAAAGAAATGGAAAAGTGGCATTGCGCTACTGCGAGAAGAGCCATTCGATTATCAAAAGATTATCTTGTTATACTAGATCGACACTGGCCGAGTGAACAAATCTATTCTTATGAACGATCACCTGGTCCAAGCTACGACCCTACGAATATGGTTGATTGGCTAAAGAGTCATGGAGCAATCTATATATGGGCTATACCAGAAGATTATGAAAGATTAATTGAAGAACATAAAACTAGAAGAGAAGAAAGACACGAAGAGTACCACGATATATCTAAAGTTGTTAAAAGATATTACGATCACTGGTACGGTACTTATGAAGGACCAGATAATTATTTAAAGAAGATACAACCATTAAATAAAAGAGATGACTTCATACGATACGATCGGTTTACTGATAAAGATATTTTAGATAAAATAATAGATAGATTAAGACCATAGAAAGGAAGAAAGAATGCCTATGAATCATGCTAATGAAGTTTATCGCAATCTAATTGATGAAGTAGAAGATAGAGGATTCGGAGCAAACCCTCGTGGTATGTTTACGAAAGAGATTATCGGACACACGACTAGATGCGATATGAGTTCACCTATCGTTACGATACCAGAAAGAGAACTTGGATATAAGTTCATGTTCGCTGAAGCACACTGGATATTATCAGGTGATAATCGAGTATCGACAATTAAACCTTACTCTAACGTTATTAAAAGATTTAGTGATGACGGAGTATTTTATTTCGGAGCCTACGGCCCTAAGATCGTAGATCAATTACCTTATATCTGTAAAGCTTTAAGTGATGATATAGATACTCGTCAAGCTTGTATTAATATATGGAGAGAGAAACCACCGGTATCGAAAGACGTACCTTGCACGTTATCTTTACAGTTCTTAGTTCGCAGAGATACTTTATATGTTATTGCGAATATGAGAAGTAATGATATATGGCTCGGTTGGCCTTACGATAACTTTAACTTTAGTATGATTGGCTTATCTGTCTGTCTTTTAATGAAAGAAATTCATGGTAAAGATCTTAAATTAGGAATGCTTACTAATAATGCTGGTAGTAGACATCTTTATAAAGAGAACTTTGAAAAGGCTTTTAAAGTTGTGGATTCTGAAGAAATAGGAAAATCTTATCCTACTTTTAAACCTGAGAACTTTAACAGCTTCGAAGATTTAAAGTATCGTTTACACGCATGGAAAGATAATCCTGATGAATTTTTTACAGCATAGACCTTCGAAAGATGAATACTTTATGGATATGGCACTTCTTGTGTCAGAGAGAAGTACGTGTCTTAGAAGAAAAGTTGGTGCTGTTTTAATTAATAAAAGAAAACATGTTCTTGCTACAGGGTATAATGGTGTGGCATCAGGGCAACCTCATTGTTTAGATATACCATGCATTGGTGCTAACTCAGCATCAGGAACTGATTTAGATTTATGTGAAGCTGTTCATGCGGAACAGAACGCATTACTTCAGTGTAGAAATGTGTTTGAAATCGATACTTGCTACGTTACAGTATCTCCTTGCATGACGTGTACTAAGTTATTATTAAATACGAGTTGTCAGACTATTATCTTTGAAGAAGATTACGTTGATCAGAAAGCAAGACTATTATGGGAACGACACGATAGAAAGTGGGTAAGGATTGACGGATCTTTTCAAACCCACTAGCAATTGGACACCTCCTACAGTACTTCCTGATCTCTCTCCCTCTAAAATAATCGGAGTTGATTTAGAAACATTCGACCCAGGCTTAAAGAAGTATGGACCTGGAAGCATCAGAAAAGATGGTCAAGTTGCAGGAATCAGTGTAGCAGGAGATAATGGTAAAGGTTATTACCTTCCTATCGCACATCAAGATGGTGGCAATCTTCCTAAACCTTTAGTTATAAATTACTTAAAAGAATTACTTGCGACTGATACTCCGAAAGTATTTGCGAATGCTTTATACGATTTAGAATGGCTTCATAACTTAGGAATTAAAGTTAATGGTAAATGCTATGACGTTCAATTACTAGAACATCTTATAGATGAAAATCAGAAAGATTATTCATTACAAGCTTTAGGAAAAAAGTATGTCGGTGACGGTAAAGATGAAACTTTATTAACTGACGCTGTTCGAGCACACTTCGGAAAGAAAGATGTTAAGGGAAATATATGGCGCCTTCATAGTAGTTATGTAGGACCGTATGCGGAACAGGATGCGATACTTCCTGTAAAGATTATTAAGGAACAGTGGAAACAGATAAAGCAACAAGAACTAGAAAGAATTGTAAGATTAGAAACAAACTTAACTCCGATGCTTTTATCTATGAGAGTACAGGGAGTGAGTGTAGATTTAGATAACGCAGAGAAAGTATCGAAAAGATTAGAACTACAGGAACATGAAGCAAAAGATATTTTAAATAAGAAATCAGGGATTGACTGTAACGTATGGGCAAATGAAAGTTTAGGAAGAGCCTACGATAATTGTAGTATTCCTTACGGTCGTACTCCTACAGGAAAGCCTAGCTTTACTCAAGTCTTTCTTGATCAAGCTGAAGATGAATTATCAAGCTTAGTATTAAAAGTCAGGAAACTAAATAAGCTACGCACGACATTTATTCATGGCATGATTTTAGAGAAACATGTAAACGGAAGAGTGCATTGTCAATTCAATGCGAGAGGAGCAGTAACAGGAAGATTTAGTTCAAGTAACCCGAATCTACAGCAAGTACCTGCTCGTGATGAAGAACTGTCTAAATTAATACGAGGCCTCTTTTTGCCAGAGCAAGATCAGAAATGGTACTGTATTGACTACGCACAACAAGAGCCGAGATTATTAGTTCACTTTGCGTCAAGATTAAAATTACCAGAAAGTATTACTGCGTTATCAGCTTATAAGACTGATGAGAAAACTGACTTCCATACGATGGTCGCATCGATGGCAGGAATAAAAAGAAAGCAAGCTAAGACGATTAACTTAGGACTATTCTATGGTATGGGTAAAAAGAAATTAGCAAGTCAGTTAGGACTTGAATGGAATGAAGCAGAATCTTTATTTAAGAAATATCATACACGTGTTCCTTTCGTGAGAGGTCTATACGATAGAATGTTAAACTATGCAAGTAAGAGTGGTTACATAAAAACTTTACTCGGTCGCAAACGACACTTCGATCTATGGGAAGATGCTACTGACTTCGGAAGCATGGGTCATCCATTAGAACGAGCAAAAGAAATTTATAAAGGAAAACCGTTAAGACGTGCTTATACGCATAAAGCATTAAATTCTTTAATACAAGGAAGTGCTGCTGACGTAACGAAAGCGGCCATGCTAAAAGTCTATGAAGCAGGACTATTGACGCCTTTATTAACAGTTCATGATGAACTCGATTTCTCAATACCGCAAGATAGTAAGGGTTTCGAGCAGTTGAAAGAGATCGTGCATGAAATGAAGAACTGCGTTGACCTGGACCTACCTCTCCAGGTTGACGTAGAATCAGGGAAAGATTGGGGTAACATTGAGTGAAGCGAATCTGTGGAATCTTACAAGAAAACATCTCAATGATTTCTTTTTACAACGAATAGAAACAGCGATTGAAAGAGGTATTCCTGATCTCTTTTACTGTACGCCTGAAGGCGTTTGTGGCTGGATTGAAGGAAAGTATGCGGATAAACCCGTTCGAGAAACATCGAAAGTAAGACTCAAAGTATCAGTAGAACAGATGGCGTGGCATCGCTCTTTTTCTCGATTTAAAGGGCGTGTATATATCTTAGCTAAAGTTAGTAAAGAAATCTATTTATACCGGCCAGAAATGGCTGAAAAGCTGATTTCTGGCGTAGTTTATACTGATTTAAAGGGTCTATCAATAGCTTCCGATTGGGATTCAATAAAAAAGGCCCTCTCCGAAGAGAAGGCCTAACGTCTTTTTACTTAAATCTAGGAGGACTTAATGTTCAAAAAGAAACTTTATTGTACTCAAATCTAAGATAATTGCGACAAAATTCTTTTCTTCGTATATAATAAATTTAAGATAAAGAAAGGAGAATCCAATGGCCGATATTGAAGCTATTAAAAAGAAGATCGCAAAACTACTTGCGATGGCTAACGATTCAGGTGCTTCCGAAGCTGAAGCACAGATGGCTTTTGAAAAAGCACAGGAGTATCTTGCGGAGTATAATTTAAACGCAGAAGATGTTACTAACGATTTAGAACATGAAGATATTACTGATGAAGCTTTTACAGAGCAAGTAAGAGAGAACTGGCAGATTAGTTTACGAACTGCTACTGCTCGTCTTTACTTTTGTAAATACTATTATTCTACAGGAGTGTTAGACGAGAACTACAAGAAAGCTACGGAACATAATTACGTAGGGAGACCGCATAATATAGCGGTTGCAAAGTCGATGGTATCGTATCTTATTAATACGATCAAGAAACTAGGAGAAGAACATGTCGCTCCTATTGCCGGCGATAAACGTATGCTTAATGGTATTCGAAGAAACTTCGAACTAGGTTGTGCTTCTAAAGTTACATCGAGAGTAAACGAAAGATACCGAGAGATTGAATCACAAGATCCCGGGCATTATCAAATTGCGGGAGAGAAAAGTAATCTTCCTGCTCTTTATAAATCAGAACTAGCTTTATGCCAAGATCACTTAAAGAATCAAGGCATTCATCTTACTACTTCGAGAACAAAACGTAACGTCACGAATGGTATGGCTTATTCACGAGGTAGATCAGCGGGTGAGAAAGTATCACTAAATACACAGTTGAATAAGAGCAGTTCTCGTTATATGTTAGGGAATGGCTAAAATAGAAGATTGCGATATCGTTCATGTCATCTGGTGGGATGCGTTTGACGCATTAGGAGCCGGGTGGCATGAATGGGAAGATATCGATAAAAAAGCAGTCTTAGCTAAGTGTAATAGTGTTGGCTATTTATATAAGGAAGATGACGAAAAGATCGTGCTTGTAGGAGATGAAACCGGCGAGTTCGGTTCAAGAATCACGGTCATCCCGAAAGCATGGACGATTGAGATTAAGATATTGAAGGCAAAAAAATGAAACAGACGTTTCCGTATCGTGTTAAGATCTATTATGAAAAAGATGGTAAGCTATTATCCATTGAATTACTTGAATATGACGATCTTGAATACACGAATATTGGAAAAATAATGCAGAGAATGGAAGATAAAATAGGGGTTGATGTTATTAAAAACATTCTCGTTACGCCCGATGTCCCTAATTTAACGACTTTCGGTCATCAAACGTCTTTAACGATTCATTAACTGTTTAGACTGTTTCATTAAGTAAATATACTTTAGAATTAAGAAAGGAATAACAGAGATGAAAATACGATATGCGCAACTTACTTTATTGGAGTTTATTAACCAATGGAGTTTACAGCACCACGACCATGGCTACGATCAATCATGTTTTAAAGATTTAGAGAAAGACATGAACTTTCCTGTAAAAGAAATACAAGAGGTAAAGAATCGAGAAGATGTAAAGTTCGTCACGTTTTTATTAGATGATGAAGGAACACATGCGAATCTATATATGAGAGACACTGATTTAAATGCTCTTCCAATCTTTGATACGGGAGAAAGCATCACGCTTCATTAATGAATGAAATTCTTTTTGGTAGGATGGGTTTGTCTCGGGCTAGGTATTGATCAGCAGTGTGTCAGAATGGGATCTGAAGTAATACATGAATCGTATGATCAGTGTAATCAATACTACCAAGCCATAACTCGAGACCTAGAGGACCTTGATACAGTAACATTAAAATTTACTTGCGTTCAAGCAGGGTTGATTGAAGATATATTATAAGGTTCTTCTGATAAAGTTAGGAAATTTGCCTTCTTGCTTATACGTCATATAAGCGGCATACCAATCTTTCTTGTATTCAGCTTGACAAAAATCTTTAATCGTTTCGTCTTGATCATCAGATTTAAAAAAGTTTAGAAAGTGATTCATTGCCTTGTTTGTTAAATTAAACATCATATTATTTCTCCTTATGCGATTCTTATATTTAGGTTGATCGCTAAAGAAAATTGTTTATTTTGCACAGCAGATATATTATTTTTGAATTGGCGGCATTTAAATTAACAATTAAAATCCGTGTATATATAGCAAAAATCGCTAGTCACAGATGCCCTGCATCCTTTCAACAGTGATTAGTACGTGCCGCCACTTAAAGATTCTTGTATCTTATTCTTTAAATAAATTTTATTATAAATAAAAAGGAGAAAGTAATGACGAATAAAAAAGCAGTGTACGTTATACAAGCAGACGATCAGGAAATTCCTAAAGCGATTGGCGATCAAAAACCCGATCTAAACGATCTTCAAGAACTTGTAGGTGGTTATATTCAAGTGCTCCCCGGTCGATTGAACGGTCGCTCTGTTTCATTAGTTATTAATGAAGAGGGTAAACTTTACGGTTTTCCTAAAAATGAACTGGCCACGAAGTTATGGTTAGATTTCTATAAATGGAAACACAATGCGAAAGATGAGGATTTCAACGGGGATTATCTCGCTGGCCCTACTGTCGTCTTAGAAGGTTATCGTTTATGAGCGGTAGAGAAAAAGCTTTAAGTGTTGCGAGGGATTATCTCTCGCATCACATTCAATCGGAAATGATCGATGTTCATTACTTCGATAACGACCTTACGATTGGTTGGGCTGAGGCGGAAGAAAAATACTATATGCGTATCGGTGAATTATCTACGCATTGGGGAACTGCGAAAGATATGCGTAAGTGGTTAGACACGATTGAAGATCAAAGAATCATCAGCATGTTTTGTTATTTATTTAAAGATTGGGATTTAAATACATTTGAAATTATCCAAGAGATTTATGAAATGTATAGTGATCCTAATAGAGAGGAAAATGATGGCAACAAATAGAAAAGATTATATGGTTAGCTATATGCGAGGCTATATGAGGAACAAGAAAGTCTATTACCTCAATGACATCACGGATGCTTGCATGGAGAAAATTTTATATCACTGGCAGCGCCGTGCGGAAAAAGAAGGAATAGTCGGTAAGATCAGTAAAGGTTTAATATTGAATCATATCGTGCAAGACTATATGAAGAAATCGGTTCCTAATGGTACGGAATTTCTTTATAATAAAATAAAGGAGAAAGAAGATGCGAAAAGTAGAGATCAAGACAGTTGAGTCAGTCGATACGAAGTTAATTATCAATCAACTCGAAGGTATCTTTCGTGCTCATGTTAATATTAGCACGGAGATAAACATGCTTCGAAATTCATTAAATAAGATCATGTCGAATATTTATAAGGAGGTCGAGATTGGCGATAATAAAGAGAATACACATCAATCAAGCGATCATTCGTAGAAATCGTAAGACAGGGGAACGAGAGCCTTGCATCACGATTAAAGCGAGAGGTCGATCTATCTATGCTCATAACGTAGATATTATGGGCGAATCGGAAGTCATTTATTCACCCGATAAGCCTTTAGATTGCGGCGCTCAAGTATGGGTAGAAACGAAAGCACCCGTTTGGTATTTACCACCGGGCTATAAAAGCATGGTATTACTGGCAGAGAAAGGAGAAAGTAATTATGTATAGCTTTAAACATTTAGAAGAATGTCTTATTCGTAAGTACGGATGGGATCGAATTCCATGGTTCAAGAGTTGGAAGGAGGTCTACATTGTCAGACGAGTATAGCAAATATAGAAATATCGAGCATTGGGTCACTGATACGCAAGATAAACAGACGATTCGAGAAATCTGTAATCACGGTTGCGTTTCAGGTATCGTGAGTGAACTGATCTATTATAGCGACACGGTGAAGTTCTACGATGCTTTTGAGGACGAGATATGGAATCGATTAGATGCTGCAGCTACGAATATCGGAAGTAGTGATATCATTTCATTTATCGGAACATATCTAGATACGAAACATATCGGAAGCTTAACACAATTCAAGAATGCTTTAGCTTGGTGGGCGGTCGAAGATACAGCAAACGATTTAGCAAATAGAGAGGAGATATAATGGACGATGTAGGAAGTAAAGGTTGGATTCAAGCTAGATTAGAACTAGCTGATGACTATCTGACCAGTAACGATTGGGAGATCATCTTTAAAGCAGGAGATCTACTAGCCGATCCCGATGGTTTAATGAGAGTAGCCTCGAAAAAGCACGACATGTATAAGTATTATGAATCATTATGTGGTATTTATAAGACTAAACAAGCGGATGTCTTTCGAAAAATCCGAGAAAGGCGAAAGCTTTTAGATGTTAAACACACGCTAAAGGTAATCGTAAAGGGTGGAATGGTTGAAGAGATTGAAAACCTTCCGAATTGGATGGATTACGTAGTAGAAGATCACGATATGGAGGGTTATAGATGAAAGATCCAAGGGTCATCCAAGATAAAATATCACGCATTTATGATAAGCTACAGATCAATGAAAGATACAGATTTAGCCAAGAGGAGTTATCTTTGATAAAAGAAGCTGCAATGCTTGATTTACTTACAAGTAGTCAGTTACGAGGCTTGATTTTAGTACTTTGTGACGAATACGTCATAAATCGTGATTATACTAGTGAATAAAAAAGCAATTTAGATTTTTATAAAAAGTGAAACGCAGAATGGCAATCCCTAATCCCAAGTGGTTACTTTTATTGTATATCAATAGGAATATAGGGATTACTATGAATTTTAGAGGCAATCCAGGTAATCCTACCGGAGGCAGTATTAACCCCTCTGAAGGTTTTTTATATTTATGAATTGGTCTCTATATAGTATAGAAAGGAATTTAAATGGACTTAATAGCTTGGATAGTTGTAGCTATTGGAATTTATGTAGTAGTACATCTATCTTAATAAACTTGTTTACTCAGGTTGTTTTTTATTTTATTATAAACTATATTAGAAAGGAGAAAGCAAATGGCTTTATCAACTAATACCCCTAAGGGTAAATTAAAGACGCCAAAAGCAGTAAAAGCTAAGGGCGCAAAAGAATCTAAGAGTAAGGTTGTACCTACTCCTAGAGAAAAGCAAGGCACATATAAGTACGACAGAGATGCTCGTATACAAGTATGCGTAGAGAAGAACCCAAAGAGAGAAGGCTCTAAGGGTTTCAAGATGTTTGAGATCTACAAGAATGGAATTACCATTCGTGAGTTTCTCGAAGCAGGTGGTAGAACTATTGATATCGATTGGGATAGAGAAAGAGGTTTTATTGCTACAGAAGATAGAGACAAAGAAGGTATGGGAAGTAAAACCCCTAAAGCGACATTCACTTTATAATCGTTGTATACTTTGTTTTTATTATTCTTAGTATTATTTTATATTCATTTTCTTTTTCTGATAGGGGTCGTATTCCGGCCCTTATCTATCAACTAACTAAAGGAGGCTTATATGGCAAATACAGTAGAAGATATTATCAACGATATAGTATGCGATAAGGTTGAGGAAGAAATTAACAACGCTGATATCGAAACTATGGTCGAAGATAAGGTCGGCGAATACCTAGACGACAATATTGTCGAATTACTTAAAAACAACTTAGATGACGTAGTTAAACTGCTGAAAGACAAGTTATGAGATTAAATCAGCAAACTACCATTATAGTTTTATTACTGTTATTAGTTTTAAAACAATACGGTGTCTTATGAATATCTTTGCTCTTTCACGATGTGCTCAAACGTCAGCTGAATGGCTATGCGATAAGCATGTCGTGAAGATGATATTAGAGACAGGCCAGATGTTATCGACAGCTCATCATGTCTTAGAATCTGAACATCTTGGTAAATATAAATATTACGAACCAGCATACGTAAACCACCCATGTACTGTATGGGCTCGAACTAGTCATGCTAATTATATTTGGCTTTACGAACACTTCGAAAGACTATGCCAATTGTATGAAGAGATCTATAACAGAACCCATAAGACTTGGGTTAAGCTTAGTGTTGCTTGTCGTATGAGTCCATTCAAGCTAACAGGTAAATATAAAACACCTGATAGTGACGTTCTTAACTTGACTGAGTTTCCTCAGTGTATGCCAGATCAATACAAAGATACTGACCCTCACATTGCATACCGAAGATATTATATAGGTGAAAAGCTACATTTCGCAGAGTACAAGAGTAGAAAGATTCCTGCGTGGCTTGCTTCGAAAGATGTTTATCTTGATAATTAATTCTTTATTATAAAATTATTATAAGGAGAAAGAACTATGGCCGATCATTGTAATATATGCGATACTCGTAGACCTGATAGTGGTACTAAAGCTATGATGCTAGGAAGTATGTGGGTTGAGTTTTGTAATAAGTGTGAAAGCACTGAAATGCGTAATGAAGAAACAAAAGAAGTAATTACAGTTAAGGAACTGTACGACAGAATAACTTTAAGGAGGACTGAACATGATACTTAGATGTAGAGCACAAATACCATACGAACCAACTAGTGTGAATGATAAAACAAGGTTTTATAACATATCGGTAGATATACCTTGCAAAGATTTCGAGTCAGGAAAAAGAGAATTCTATGACACGTTAGAAACTATATGTCCAGCACTTGAAGGTAGCAGATTATGGAAAGACAGATACTACATGAAAGAATTTAAAGATGTTTCATTGGGTAGTTAAATAATTTATAATAAACAAAAGGAGAAAGTAGAAAATGCGTGACGAATATCAAGAATTAGAAAACAACCTTATCGATACAGTTCGCTATTTTAAATCTGATAGTAAACTACAAGATAGGGCTTTTAAGAACGCCTACACTATGTTGATATATAGACAGATGGATACGATTAATCTTGCTATATCTAGATTACAGAGTTTAGTTCAATCATGGGAACTATGCGATGGCATGGACGATATAAATGAATTACCAGGTTTCTGTGAGAACTATCCATTCAAACATTCACTAGATGAAATGGATACTATGTGGGGTGATATGAATGATGAGCAACGTAAAGAATATAATGCTAACAAGTTTATGGAACTAAAACAAAGACGTAGAGAATTAGGAGACAGAAAATATATACCAGATAGTGAGATTGTCGAAGAGCCTGAATCTGAAGATTACAGAAGAGGTTTTAAAGATGGTGAAGAACGTGCTAGAGAACACTATACTGGTGAAGTCAGAGATTAAAATAAAGAGGTTTCATCTGACGATTAATAGTTTATAATAAAACAAAAAGGAGAAAGAAATGGACGTAAAAAAGATTTGGCAAGACAAAGAAATTAACTTCTCTATGCAAGAAATGCTTGCTCAGAACTATGAGGAAGTACAACATAGAGCGAAAGCATATCGCTATATGGCAATTATAAATGAATCCATAAAGAGGTTAAAAGAAATCCAAGAGAAGTATTGGGTTAGTGTATTAGCTAGTGATTATAGTGACAAGAAGTTAGAAGATATCCCAGGCTTTGGTTATAACTATCCGTTCAAATGCGATCTATCAGAACTAAAACCTAATTGGGGAGAGTACCCATGTTTCGCTCCTGTAGAAGAGGAAAATAACAATGAGTGATTTCAAACGTATCATACATAAAGTAAATCTCTTAATGTTGAATGGTGATGACGAAATGAAATCGTCAGAGAAAGATGACTTCGAACAATACTGTAAGATTAATTATGATGTTAACGATTTCTATGCTAACATTGAGTTTCACTATAACCCAAAGACTGAACAGACTTTAGTAGAATTGTTTGACGGAATAGAAGTTGTTACAGCTAGATTTAAGACGTGCCTTAAACCTTCCGAATGGATTATCTGGTACGCAGACTTAGCAAAGAAAAATGTCGATAGTAATTTAATTGTTTAAAACTGTTATTTAAAATTTTATAATAAAGAAACTTTAAAAAGAAAGGTCGAAAGATGAAAGTGTATGCAATATTCAATGTCGATTCCGACAATACTTCTATTAGTCACAAAGACTTAAATAATGAAGAAGCTGTCCATAAATATATAACAGTTCCTACTCTAGCGTGGGCAGATAAAGACAGTGGATTCGTAGAATACGATATGGACAAAGAGAAGATATCACATTTCGTTTTATTCCCTGATTCTAAATCTGCGATAGCCGAAGCTAAAGAATTATCTGGTCATTCAGGATTAGAATATATAGTCAAGGAATTAGAATTAGATTTAACCGGAGGTTTAAACGTTCCTAACACGATCTTTAGTTCATATGATGACCACCCATATTAATATAAAAACCTAGTATTTACTTATCGGGCCTTTTAGTTTATAGATAATTCTATGGATAAAGGACCCGATAATATTATTGATTTTACTAGTGCCGAAAATAAGATTTTATCAGACAAGGAAAAGAAGTTTGTTGAATTCATATTTCAAGGTTTAGGTAAGAAACAAGCGGCTTTAGAAGCTGGTTACGCACAATCTGCAGCGCACGTTCAAGCGACACGCCTACTAAAGAAAGATAAAATACGCAAGGCCCTTGATCGATTACGCTCTCTTCAACACCAACAAACAGTTCATACGATGGACAAGGAGATCGAAGCTATTGATGCCATGATCCAAGAAGCTAGAGACAGAGGGCAAATCGGTGCAGCGGTCCAGGCAGCTAGACTCAAAGCACAAATGTTAGGGTACCTTGTTGATAAGAAAGAGATTAAGACAACAAACCTTGACACCATGAGCGAGGACGACATCGTCAATTATCTTGATTCATTAAAAGCATCCTACAGCAACACGCAGTAAGCGTGGTTGATGGTTGTTGACTGTTGACCCTTGACTCTTGATCCTTAATGTACAACCCGGATCCAGGAGTACGGAGTACGGGATCATACAACAACATACCAGGATCTTTGTACAAGTCTGTACAACCCGGATCAACAAAAAACTAAATGTCATTATTTATAATAAAGATGTTTACTTATGCGGTTTACTTCGATATATTGGTATTAGAAATAAGAAAGGAAATGACTATGAATAAAAAAACCGAAACTAAACTACCTAGAACTGTTAATCAGATCGGAAACGATATCTGTCTTTTTAGACTGGTTAACCCTAAACAGCATGGAAGTAAATCTCATGCGATTTACTCAAAAGCACAGAAAGCTACTACTATCAAGGAAGCTTTCGAACAGGGATATAGAACTATTGATATCGCATACGATAGCATGAGTAATGGGAAGTTTAAGAAACCTAATGTACTTATCGCAAGATATCTTAAAAAAGACCATAAGGAATTATACTTGACATTCCTTAAAGAATTTGAGGGCATCAAGCTTTCACCTCAAATGGAAAAGAATGTGAAAGAATTCACAGCATTAGTTAACAAATTATAATTCGAATTGGGGACCTTCGGGTCCCCTTTTTTTTATTCTTGATCGATTGATCCCTGTTGATCAGTTGATCCTTGACTCTTGATCATTGACGTTTGTCGTTAGACAAAGTACGTAGTTAGTAGTTTGTCTATATTGTATATAATAAACAATCGATTGCGCTTCGTAAGCAAAGCTCTGCGCAACTCTGATCAACTAAATAATATTATTTGTTTAGAATTGTCTTTATTTAAAATATTCTAATTTTAGAAAGGAAGAAATATGGACTTAATACTGTATATATTACTAATTGCTTTTATAGCTATTACTACTACGCAATTTTAAGTTCTTTATAAAGAAATATATTTAATAAAAAAAATTAAAAAAAAGTTAAAAAATAATTTTACTTTTTTTAAAAAATATGAAATAAATATACTATTCTTTAATATAAAGAATAAAGAAAGGAAAAAGAAAATGAATAAAACTAAAGTAGAAGAAAAAGGAAAAGGAAAACTAAATAAATTTCCTTCTTCTTTAATAAGAATTAAAGATAATTTAATTCTTCATAGATTAGTAAACGATAAGAAAGGAAAATCGTTTACTAGATTAGAGAATTATAAATTCTCTACTACTATAGAAAATTCCGTTAAAAACGGAATGAGTAAAGACGATTACGATTATAATACTTCTAAATTAAAGACTATCTATTCGATAGATTTAAATAATCTAAGAAAAGAAAATAAACTTAGATACTTAGATACTATTAATCTTAATCTTTCATTTCTTAAAGATAGTAAGATAACTAATAAAGATGAATTATTATCTTTAAATAAGAAAGCGTTAGAAGAAGTAAATAAATTATAATCTTAATTTTTTCTAGAGAGAGTAAATACTCTCTCTAGAATTTTCGATTAAGTTTATAGAAAAAAATTTCGTATAAGTTTCAAAAAGCGAAAGGGCGGCTGATAAAGAGGATCGAAGAGCCGCAACAAATGGCTTTTATGTGTATAAATTTCGTATATAAATAAATAAATGGCTTTTCTCACTGTGAATATTCCCCCTATTGAAGTTTATGTCAAAAAAGAGTATCTTTACGACCATGAAAAAGGTCATGGAGAATTTGAAAAAGGCGTGTGGGTCACTGCTAAGTCGATTACCGGCAGAGCTTTGTATTTCGAAACGTACTTATATAATTCTGGCGCTCTTTATGATAAGTTGCCTATATCTGCTTTCTGTTCAAAGCCAGTAGATAAAGACGATAGCTTACCACTAGAAGAGTTACAGTTATGGGATTGTTTTAGTTATCATGTAGCTGTAATCCAGAAATGTAATCCCGGGACAGGGCGTTGCAAGTATTTATCCCCAAGTAAAAATTGGCACTACGGAACTTATTTGTTCACGATAGATTCTGCTCACCCTGATCCCAATATTCCTGATGTCGGATATTCTGAAGTCCCGAGCCAACATAAGTCGTTTAATATTCTAGAACTAGATAACGGCCACTATGCGGCGCAACCGAATAACCGAGTTATTTTTTATGACAAGAGTTTATCTCCAAAAGAAATGACGTTCCCTGATTATAAAGTTTCGACTATTGAATATAGTGTCGAGCATCATTCTAAATGGGTCGCTGGAGATGATGAAAGTTTCTTTTATGAACTTAGAGATACTACAAAAAGCTGAACAAATAATCTTAGATAAGAACGCTCCTCAAGAGATTCGAGAAAAAGCGTTCCTGGTCATCAAGAATCAAAAAGAAAAACAGGAAGTATCTGGAGCACAAACTTCGATATTAAAGTTCGCTCAACACATGTATAATGGGTACTCGACACCTGCTCATATACAATTAATCGCAAAAAATTTAGAAGCTTTAGAACGAGATGAATTTGATCGTCTAGCGATTTTCATGCCACCAAGACATGGAAAGTCAATGCTATGTTCCGAGATGTTTCCTGCTTGGTTTCTCGGTCGTAATCCTAAAAATTTCGTTATTCAATCTACGTATGCTCAAGAACTAGCTGATGATTTTGGACGCAAGGTGCGTAACCACGTGAAATCGGAAGAGTTCCTTAAAGTTTTTCCGAACACGACACTGAGAGATGATTCAACTTCAGCGAAACGTTTTCACACCGTTCAAGGTGGAACGTATTCAGCGGTTGGTGCGGGTGGCGCAATTACCGGTCGTGGTGCACACTTACTCATTATTGATGATCCGATTAAAGGGCGTGAAGATGCGGAATCTCAAGTTCAAAGAAGGAATCTCATTGAATGGTATAAGTCGGTTGCTTTCACACGATTAATGCCGGGCGGAAAAGTAATCATCATTCAAACACGATGGCACGAAGAAGATCTCGCCGGTTTCGTTTTAGAAAATGAACCAGGGCAGTGGAAAGTTTTAGATCTTCCTGCGATTAATGATAACGGGGATGCTCTCTGGCCTGAAGCCTATCCTCTTGAAAAATTAAAAAAGATTCAAGCGACAGTCGGAGAAAGAGTCTGGCAAAGTTTATACCAGCAGAAGCCATCAGCAGAACAGGGGCAAATCTTAAAAAGAGATTGGTGGCAAATATGGGATAAGAAAAGATTTCCTGGATGCCACACGATCATTCAATCGTGGGATACGGCGTTTTCAGCGAAACAGTCAGCGGACTATTCAGCGAGAACAACGTGGGGAGTGTTTACACATATAGACGAAGAAGGAAGAGATCAAGCTTGTATAATTTTATTAGAAGCTTGGCGTAATCGTGTCGAGTATCCTGAACTACGAAAAGAGGCTCAACAATCATTTTTCGATTGGAAGCCCGATGTCGTCTTAGTCGAGAAACGAGCATCAGGACAAAGCTTACTTCAAGATCTACGAAGAGCAGGAATTCCTGTGAAAGAATTTACACCCGATCGAGATAAAGTTTCGAGAGCCCATGTCGTAGCTTCCATGTTAGAAACGGGACTCATTTGGGTTCCTAATGAAGCGTGGGTAGAAGATTTAATTGAAGAATGTGCTTCCTTTCCTTATGGAAAGCACGACGATTTAGTCGATACGTCAACTCAAGCGTGGCAGCTTATACGAGATAATTATTTAGTTTCTCACCCGAACGATCCCGAAGATGAAGAATGGGACGATAAACCTTATCGAGTAATACAGAAAAAGTCCTTTTACAGTTAATTAAATATCGTTATAGTATTTGAATGGCAAGTATGTACAAAGCGACCAAGCCCATGCCGGCGAAATCTAGTCCTAATTATGCGAAAGCTTTAGTCGAAGAAGATGATCGTTTCTATGACAAATATCCAAGATGTTTAAGAGATGATGAGATGCTCGTTGAAGCTATGAATAATCCAGGAAAAGAAATCACTAGCGATAGCATGCAAGAAACACCCATGATGATGAGTGGCATGATGGTCATTAAAATAAAAGGGTAGAACATGAAAAAGAAAATGGACTTGAATAAAGACGGCAAACTTTCGTCTTATGAAAAGAAACGAGGCATGGCGATTATGAAAGCAATGTCGAAGAAAAAGAAAAAGGGCAAGAAGAAAAAATAATGGGAAAATACAAAGGAACAAGATCAAGTTTAGGACCAGGTCCTAGTGATCGAGAAGCTGTAGAAACTGCTGGACGTGTTATGAATAATATGAAAAAACTTTATTCAGTATCTGATGCTGATGTTAAAGCTTTAAAAGATGCTAGTCAGATAACAACAAAAGCAAATCCTGACGGTATGGGTAAAGATTCTACAGCAGCGATAAAAGAATTTTTAAAAAATAATAAGGAGTAAATCATGCCAGGATCAAGGTATAAAGAATTAAAAGAACTTCTCGATAAAGCAGTAGAAGAAGATGATCAAGATCAAATTGATATCATCGAACCTGAACTAGAACAACTAGAACCAGAAGATGACGATTAATGCCTAGAAAACGAGATAAGCAACCTCCTAAGACAAAGAAATATTTTCGCTCTACGAAAAGTGGTGCGGGTATGACTAAAGCAGGAGTTGCTAGGTATCGTAGAGAAAATCCAGGTTCAAAATTATCGACAGCGGTTACAGAAAAGAAACCTACGGGTAAACGTGCCGCTCGAAGAAAATCTTATTGTGCTAGAAGTGCAGGTCAAATGAAAAAGTTTCCTAAAGCTGCAAAAGATCCGAATTCTAGATTACGTCAAGCGAGAAGAAGGTGGAGATGTTAAATAGATCTTCTTTTCCAAAACAAATAAAAAATGGCAAAAAGAAAAAAACTAAAAAGAGCACCAAAAGAAAAGGGTGTTCCAAAAAAGTATCTTAGTGGAACTTCTGGTAAATTACGTTCAAGAAGGGCTAAAGCTATTAAGAAACGAAATAAAAATTATAAGGGAGAAGGAGCACTTCCTGGCGATCTCGATTCTAAAGGAAGATATAAAGGCGGTGCTAAGAAAAGTAAACATACAGCAAAATTTAAAAGGATGTACGGTTAATGTCTAACGTAACGAAAGCACTTCAGAATAAAGCAAAAAAGACAGGGAAGTCTGTATCTACGTTAAGAAAAATATATAATCGAGGACTAGCTGCACATCGAACTTCAGGTCATCGTACGGGTGCTTCACCACAAGCATGGGCGATGGCGAGAGTTAATTCAGCGTTAACAGGTGGAAAGGCCGCTAAGGTTGATGCTGATATTTTAAAAGGTAAGAAAAGTAAAAATAGAAAAGCAGATGGCACGAAGAAAAAAACGAAAAAGAAAGGCAAGAAAAAATAATGGCTACTAAAATAGAAAACGAATTAGAAAAATTAAGAAAAGAAAATAAAAGATTAGATAAGGAAGTTAATAAACTTCAATCGAAAGTTTCACAGAAAGATCAATCATTAAAAGAAAAAGATTTACATATAACATTTCTAACTGATCGTTTATCGAATTGGGCGGATAAGTTTTTTGAATTACGAACTAACTTTATAAATTTACCAATCGGAGATAAAGTTAAGCTACAGGAGAGAATGCAAGGTGGAGAATGAAGATAACAAATTAGAAGATGTACTAGAAATAGAATCAGACGGTTCTATTAACGTAGATATTTCTGAAGGTGATGAAGAAGAGGAAGAAGAGTTTGTTAATCCTTATGAGACAGACCATTATGCAAACTTAGCTGAAGATTTAGATAAAGATAAACTAGCTGAAATTTCTTCTGATCTTTTAAATAAATTTGAAAACGATAAGTCCTCTCGAAAAGATTGGGAAGATCAGTATTCAAAAGGTTTAAAAATGCTAGGAGTTATTTCGGAAGAAAGAGATGACCCATTCCCTGGTGCTTCGGGAGTTCATAATCCTTTAATGGCGGAAGCTGCAACTCAATTCCAAGCGAGAGCAATATCTGAAATGTTTCCACCAGGTGGTCCTGTAAAAACGCAAATTATTGGAAAAGTTACAGAAGAAAGAGAGATGCAGGCTCAAAGAGTTCAAGAATTTATGAACTATCAAATTACTCAGTTAATGCCCGATTACTTTAGCGAGTTAGATCAGATGTTATTTAACTTAGCTTTAGCAGGGTCAGCGTTTAAAAAAGTTTATTATGACACTGCATCAGATCAAGTAAGTGCTAAATTCATTCCTGCGGAAGATTTAGTCGTTTCATATAGTACAACTGAATTAGATACTTCACCTCGATATACACAAATTATGAAATTAACTACTAACGATGTTAGAAAATATATGAAAAGTGGTTTTTATCGTGATATTAAATTAAGTCAAGCTTCAGATGATGGTGAAGAAAGTCAAATTCAACAAACTTTAGATGAGGTAGACGGAATTAGTCCTGGTAATAACGATCAAACAAGACAAGTTTTAGAGTTTCATGTCGATTATAACTTAGGAAATGATGAAGATGACTTAGAATTACCTTACGTTATTACGATAGACCGCTCTTCACAGCAAATTTTAGCGATTAGACGCAATTGGAAAGAAGATAATAAGCTACAAAACAAGAGAGTTTACTTTATACACTATAAATATTTACCGGGTTTAGGCTTTTACGGCTTCGGTTTAATACACATGATCGGTGGATTACAACATGCAAGCACGGGGGCTCTTAGAGCGTTACTAGATAGTGCTGCATTTGCAAATTTAAATGGTGGATTTAAAGCGAAAGGTGCTCGAATTGAAGGTGGAGACATAACAGTATCACCTGGTGAGTGGGTTGAAGTCGAAGCTTACGGCGATGACTTGAGAAAATCGTTTATTCCACTTCCATTTAAAGAGCCATCACCTACTTTGATGCAGTTATTAGGAATTTTAACTGAATCTGGACGTAGATTTACTTCAATTGCTGATGCTATGGTCGGAGATGCAGCTTCATCTGCTCCTGTAGGAAGTATTGTAGCACAAATCGAGCAAGGATCAAAAGTATTTAGTGCGATTCATAAAAGATTACACATGGCGCAGGGAAAAGAACTTAAATTAATCGGAGAATTGAACGGAGAATTCCTAGATAACGAATATCCTTACGAAATTATCGGTGATGAGAAGATGGTTAGACGAAGAGATTTCGATGGACGTGTTGATATTATCCCTGTATCAGATCCAAACATTTTTTCAGCTGCACAAAGAATAGCAATGGCGCAAACTGAACTTCAATTAGCACAATCTGCTCCTCAAATTATTAATGTACGTAAAGCTTATGAACGATTAGTGCGTGCTTTAAATATTCCAGAGCCCGAAGAACTATTACTTGAAGAAATGGAACCAAAAAGATTGGATCCTGTTTCAGAAAATATGGCAGTATTAAATGGAAAACCTATAAATGCGTTTATGGATCAAAATCACACTGCTCACTTAGCTGTTCATCAACAATTTTTAGCTGATCCACGATTTGGTGGAAACAAACAAGCACAACAAGCTATCTTAGGTCCTATGTTAGCACACATGGCGGAACATTTAGCGTATCAATATAAGATGACAGTACAAAGTATAGGTCAACAAGCAGGAATGCCGATACAAATTCCTAATATAGACTTTAAAGATAAAGATAGTGATCAAGAAGAATTATCTCCAGAAGCAGAAAACGCTTTAGCACAGTTTGAAGCACAAACAGCTCAACTTCTAGCTCAAAGTCAACCTCCAAGTGAAGAGGAAGTTAAACAGCAACAACAAAATCAAAAAGATCAAGCTGAACTTCAATTAAAAGCGAAAGAAATGCAGATAAGAGAAGCTAGGTTTGTAGAAGGCGTGAAGAAAGATGAAAAAGTTCAGGATAGACTTGAAAGAGAATCAAAATTAAAAGCACTAGATACAGCTATGAAAATGGCGGAAAGGAAAGATGCTGCAAAAAAAGAGTCTTAGGCCAACCGGGGAAGAAATAAGACAAGCTAAAAAATTTCTTCAAAATAAAAAAATAAAAACTCAAGTAATAAAGCCTAACTTATTTGCGATGGCTTCAAAAGAAGTAAATAAAAATTACGATCAAACACTACAATCTATTTTAGAGGTACTACATGTTAAAACTAACGGAAGCAATTCTAGAGGAAATAAAAAAACTTAGAAAAGATTTATCTGAACGAACTGTTAATCCAGGATTTGATACTCACGAACAATATATCAAAACTATTGGAATAGTTCATGGTTTAGATAGAGCCAGAGATATTATTAAAGATATTTCTGAACGATATATGAAAGGAGATATACTCGAAGATGAGTAATATTGTAATGAATAATGATTGGCACACTGATAGTGATGTTGCCGATCCAAAAGAACTACCAATCCCATGTGGATATCGAATACTTATTCGACCAATCGCACCGATTAAAAAAACGAAAGGTGGAATTATCTTAACAGATAAAGCTGTAGAAGATCAAGCTTATCTTAATAGCAAAGGAAGAGTTGTTGCTATGGGAGATGAATGTTACGATAAAAGCCAAAAACCGTGGTGTACAATTGGCGACTATGTTGTATATGGTAGATACGCAGGAAGTAAGATTGACGTAGGTGGCGTTAAGATGCTCTTGTTAAACGATGATGAGATATTAGCAGTTTTATCAAACCCTGATATCTTAACAACTAAAGTATAGACACGTGGCGCACAACCACGCAATACATGGGAGGTTAAACCATGATAGACGAAGAACTAAAGGAAGTTGAGGTAACTCTTGACGAAGAAAAAGAAGAACAAACAAATCAAAATCCAATTGAAGAAGCAATCAATGCGCAACAGTTGGATAATGAAGGAGATTCTTCTGAGAATGCAGAATCAGAAAAGCCTGAATTAGAAGTTGAACTTTCTAATCTTAAATCTGAATTAGAAGAAATTAAAAAAGAGCCTTACTCGGAAAGAGTAAAAAAACGTATCGCAAAAGAAGTTGCTAAGACTAGAGCGGCAGCTGAAAAAGCAAAAATGCTTGAAGAACGTTTAGCTAAAATTGAATCTTCTATGGCAGAAAAAGAACAAGAAGAAAAAGAAGTTCAATATAAAACAGTAGCACAACAATTAAGAGAAGCTATTGAATCAGGTGAAACTGATAAACAAGTGGAATTAATGGAAGCAATGTCGGATTTAAGACAAAGAAAATCTAACGTTCAACCTGAGAAACCAGTTGAAAATACTAATAACGTTGAAGATAGAATTAATTCTCTTCCAGAATTAGCAAAAGATTGGATTGCTAAAAACTCTGGCTGGTGGAATAAACCAGAGCATAGAGATGCTACTACTTTATCTTTTGGCATTGATAATCAATTAGTAGAAGAAGGATATGATGTAAATGATCCTGAATACTATCAAGAACTTGATAAAAGAATGTCAAAGTATTTTCCTGACTTAATAAATCCGCAACAAACAGCAGATAAAAACACTTCACAAGATGATAAAAAGATTGTATCTTTAGAACAGAAGAGAGTGCAATCGCCAGTTGCAGGTGTTTCTCGATCTACATCGGGTTCTGCTAAGAGCGTTAAGCTATCTGCTGATGATTTAGCAAATGCTAGAAAATTTGGAATAGATATTAGCGATCCAGCGGCACTGAAAAGATACGCAAGAGAACTTGCTAGTCTTTCAATACAGGACAAATAGAAAAGGAGCCTGATAATGACAACTAAAGAAACACGAGATGAGTACACTCGTAAAAAGACTTGGAAACCGCCATCATTGTTAGAGGCGCCACCAGCGAGGCCAGGATATAAGCAACGTTGGGTAGCGACTAGCATTTTAGGTCAAGATAACCCAACTAATTGGGCGAAACGAATGAGAGAAGGTTGGCAACCAAGAGATCCGAAGACAGTGTCTAAAGATTTTGCGGTAGCTACTATTGAACATGGAAAGTTCGCCGGTTACATTGGCGTTGAAGGAATGGTTCTCTGTGAAATGCCAGAGGAATTGATTTCGCAGCGTAATGAATATTATGCAAACAAAACACGAAATCAAGAACTTGCAGTCGAGCATGACTTACATAGATCAGAACAACCAGGTAATCCTATCCAACGAGAACATAGATCTAAAACGACAGTAGGTGGTGAGTAAGGCAATGGCAATTTTAAGGAGGTAAATATAAAATGGCTAACGCAGACACACCTAATGGTTTCGTGCCTAAAAGACACTTAACCGGCGGCGTAATCAGAGCCAATGAATACCTAATTGCGAATGGCAAAGCTGCAAATTTCTTTTCTGGCGATATCGTAGATCTCGGATCAGATGGATATTTAGACACTTTTGCTAATACTGAAAAAGCAATTGGAGTATTTTACGGCGTTGAATATGTCGATGAAAGTACAGGTGACGTGAAGTTTGTAAAAAAATGGACTTCCGGCACAACAGTAAAAGCTAACACAGAAGTGAAAGCTTATGTTTATGACGACCCAATGATTACTTACACAGTACAGGCCGGTAACGGTTCTATTGCTCAAGCTAACATTGGTGAGACAGCAAACGTTCTATTAACAGCAGGTAATTCTACTTACGGTTATTCACAACAAGAATTAGATAACGATACTCTAGCAGCAACTTCACTTGTTCTTAGAGTTCTAAGAAAAGTAGAAGAGCCTGATAATGATTTCGGTGAGAATGCTAAAGTTGAAGTAGTTATCAACCAGCACAGATTATCGACTCAAGGCGCAGGAGTATAATAAGTTATGGCATTAAATAGATCTTTATTTACAAAACAGCTTAACTTAGGCCTCAACACTATTTTTGGTATGGAATACGACCGTTACCCAGAACAGTGGAGAGAAATATTCTCTGTTGAGCAATCACAAAAGGCTTTTGAAGAAGATGTACAGATGATTGGTTTCGGTGCAGCTCCTACTAAAGCAGAAGGCGCAGCCATCTCTTACGAATCAGGAAGAGAAGGTATTGTAGCAAGATATACCCACGAGACAATCGCATTAGCATTCTCAATTACTGAGGAAGCTGAAGAAGATGGTCTTTACGGTTCACTTGGTGCAAAATACGCTAGAGCTTTAGCAAGATCAATGCAGCACACAAAAGAAATCAAAGGTGCTAACATCTTAAACAATGGCTTTAACACAGTAGTCGGTGGTGACGGAGTAAGCATGCTTAATGCATCTCACCCACTTGGCGGTGGCGGAACAGCTTCAAACATTCTCGCAACTGCAGCTGACTTATCAGAAACATCTCTAGAGACAATGTTAATTCAGATTTCTGAAATGACAGATGACAGAGGTATTCCTGTTGCAGCTACAGGTCAGAAATTGATCGTTCCACCAGAGTTAATGTTTATTGCTGAAAGAATCATTAACAGTAATTTAAGACCAGGGACAGCTGACAACGATCTTAACGCTATGAAATCTATGGGCATGATCCCAGGTGGCGTAGCAGTTAATCAACGTTTAACTGATCCAGATGCGTTCTTCTTAATGACAGACGTGCCAGATGGTATGAAGCATTTCGTAAGACGTTCTCTTAAAAAAGCTGTTGAAGGTGATTTTGAGACAGGGAACTTACGCTACAAAGTATCAGAAAGATACTCTTTCGGTTTTACCGATTGGAGAGGTGTCTTCGGTACTCCAGGCGCAGCCTAATAATTAAAAAACTAAGAGAGGGTGTTATCGCCCTCTCTTTCTCAACGTAACAAGTTACATAAACTGAGTTGAGCGGACGGTATAGAGATTATGTAACTAGGTCTATACACCAAGGAGGTTAATATGGCTAACACTACTTTTTCGGGACCAGTTATTTCAAATAACGGTTTTACAGCTACAGCAATTCTTTTTGCAGATTTGCCAACAGCTTCAGAAAATACAGGTCGTATCTTATTTGTATCAGATGCATTAAAAGCTTCTGAAACAGCAGGTAACGGTACAGGAAACTTAGTTTTTTCTGACGGTTCGAACTGGATTAGAGTAGATACTGGCGCAACTGCTGGTGACTAATTAATATAGGGCCTGTTAAAGGCCCTATTTATTGTATATAGTTGTGAAATCATGTCAAGTTATATAGATCAATTCATTTATGATCCAAATAGAGATACTCAAAGAACATTTGAAGAAGCTCAAGCAGAATTAAAAAGTAATAAAGCTTATTCAGTTGAAGAAGAAAAATTAGACGTAGATTTAGAAAACGAAGATACTGAAAAAGATAATGAAAAAGTTGATGAAGCTTTAGAAAAAGCTGAAAAGAAAACCGATGAAGCTGTATCTCAATTAGCTAAATATGCTGATGCTTATAAAAAAATAGCTTCTTCTTCCTCTGCTACAAAACCAATTACAGGGCAAAATTTAATGGGAACACCTAGTTCAATGGGAGCGTTTGGACCAATGAGTCAAGTACAACAATCTACTAGTCCTTATTTTGCAAGTCAAGGAGTTTTGTCAGCTGCCAAAATGAAAGAACTAGATTCAAAAATAGCTACATTAAGAAAAATTTTACAAGGAGGTGTCAATGTCTAGTTCAGATATTTTCGCTAAAAGCACTACAACAACAGGAAGTGATGTTACTTTATTCGCTGGCCCAATAAGAATAAAAGGATTCATTATAACTCCTACGGGCTCAGCAGGTACTGTTACTTTTAAAGATGGTAGTACTACACTATTCGCACTAAGCACAGCTGCATCTGCATCATCTGGTCCAGTTCAGATTTCATTACCATCTGAAGGTATCAAATGTTCAACTAATGCTACTGTAAACTTAACTGCAGGTGTATCAGCGATAACAGTATTTATGGCGTAATGGCAACATCAGGAACAGCTACGTTTAATCTAACGGTTAATGATGCGATTCAAGAAGCTTTAGATCGTATCGGAGGCGATCCCGTTTTAGGTTATGATATACGTTCAGCGAAACGTAGTCTTAATGTTATGTTTGCTGATTGGGCAAATCGTGGTGTTAATCAATGGACACTTGAAAAGAAAACAGTAACTGTAACACAGAACACTCCTACTTATACTTTAGATTCCGACACTGTTGATATCGTAGATATGTATGTTACTAGAAGTAGTACTGATTATAGCGTAGAGCGTATTAGTTTAACTGATTATAACGCTTATCCTAATAAATTAACGACAGGGAGAGCAACTCAATTTTATTTACAAAAAGATAGAACGCCTGAATTATATATCTATCCAACACCTGATAATTCTACTGATGTTATTACTTATTGGAGAATAAGAAAAATACAAGATATTACAGCACTTAGTGCGAGTGGAAGTGAACAAGATATTGATATTCCTTTTCGATTTTATGAATGTATGGTTGCTGGTTTAGCTTATTATATGGGAATGAAAAGACCGAACATAGATTTAAATAAATTATCGTATTTAAAAGCTGAATACGAAACTGCATTTACGAGAGCGAAAGACGCAGATTTAAACGAAACATTTAGAATAGTTCCAGGTTATCGAAGTGGCTTTTAATAAACGTGGACCGACTAAAGCACCATCTTTTCCTTTTGCTAGAGGAAAATATGCTAGAGCAATTTCAGATCGTTCAGGATTAGAATTTCCTTATTTAGAAATGGTTCGTGAATGGAACGGACTACTAGTTCACACTAGCGAGTATGAACCAAAACAACCACAACTCGATCCCATAGTTTTTAGTGATCCAGAAGCACTAAAGAATGCCAGACCTCAGGCTCCTCTTTCAGCTACAGGAGGCGTACCTAATCAATTATCAGTAATCTATCCGGGCACTTTTGGAGACACAGGACAAGAAGTAGGAGTAGCTACCGGAAACCAAACAGAATTGGAGTTAGGAAATGTCTCAGTCGTCATCAGCTAAAGATGCATATATAATGCTTTGTACACCATGTTATGGTGGTATGATGCATGAAGCTTACTTTCATAGTGTAGTAAAATTATTTCAAGAAGCAAGAGATAAAAATTTTAAAATTCATTTAAATACTATGGGAAACGAAAGTTTAATTACTAGAGGAAGAAACACGATGGTATCTCAATTTATGGATAATGAACACTGCACTCATTTATTATTTGTAGATTCCGACATCGCTTTCTATCCTGAATTAGTTACTAAATTATTAGAATTTGATAAAGATGTTGTAACAGCTATCTATCCTCGAAAAACTATCGAATGGAAGAATTTAGAGTACTACGTTAAAAAAGGAGATCTAAAAACTATGGAGCAGAAGTTATTAGGATATAACTTAAACTTTCCTGATCCTTTAAATATAGACGTACAAGACGGATTCGTAGAAGTATTAGATGCCGCTACAGGTTTCATGCTTATTAAAAAAGATGTATTTGTAAAAATGAGAGAAGCGTATCCTGAATTAAAATATACTTCTGATCAGATTATTAATAATAAAACGTATTCTAGTGATTGGTGTTATGCTTTTTTCGATTGTATGATTGATCCTAAAAGTAATCGATATCTAAGTGAAGATTACACATTCTGTCGTAGATGGCAGCAAATAGGTGGAAAAATATACGCTGAAATAACATATCCATTAACTCATTACGGAACTTACGGTTTTAGAGGAAATGTATCGCATAAATTTGCAAAAAAAGATAGTATAGACATATAATGGCAACAACTTATTCAGCTTTAAAAACCGACATTCAAACCTGGATGCAGAATACAGGAACTGATTTTACTAATCAGTTAGATACGTTTATTAATAACACGGAACAGCGATTATTAAGGGAAATAGATCCTGAAGCTTTCGTTTTTAATAAATTTACTGCTTTAACAAGTGGTAGTCGTTTTTTAAATAACCCAAGCGATCTTCTTATTATTAAAAATCTTTTAATAGAAAACGGAGATGATAGAATTTTTCTTGAGATGAAAACTGATGAATTTATATATGAATACTGGCCTGATGATAGTCAAACTGCTCTTCCTAAATATTTCGCTAATTATGACGATGATATAACATTAATAGCACCTACGCCAGATTCGAATTATAGAGTAGAAATGCAGTATGTTGGAAGAATTGAAACTCTTTCTGCGACCAATACGACTAATTGGTTAACAGAAAATGCTGATGACGCATTACTTTACGGTTGTTTATCGGAAGCTTCTATCTTTACAAAGAATATGGAAGATTATGCGTTATATGATAAAAGATATCAGGAAATCGTTGCGGGATTGAATAATCAATCTAGAAGGCGCAGACGAACTGACTACAAATTCCCTGCTAGCCCTGCTGGCACGGACACCTTGACAGGAAGCCAATAAGGAGGTAACATCATGGCAATAACTCAAGCACTCTGTACTGTATTTAAGCAGGATTTAATGGACGCAGGGCAAGACTTAACTTCAGCGACATTAAAGATAGCTTTATATACCAGTTCAGCAACTTTAGACGGAACTACTTCCGCCTATTCTACATCTAATGAAGTAACCGGAACAGGTTACACTGCGGGTGGAGAAACATTAACAAACGTAGTCGTTGCAACAGACGGAACGACAGCATATCTTGATTGTGATAACGCATCATGGTCAAGTGCTACGATTACAGCAAGAGGAGCGTTAATTTATAATAACTCTAACTCTAACTCAGCTATTTGTGTTTTAGATTTTACGGAAGATAAATCATCTTCAAACGGAACATTTGAAATACAGTTTCCAGCCCCTGGTGCAAGCACTGCTTTAATTAGAATTGCTTAATGGCATTAATAGTAAACGATAGAGTAAAAGAGGAAACAACCACGACTGGTACGGGCACTGTCTCACTAGATGGTGCTGATACCGGTTTTGAAACTTTTGTTACAGGTATTGGAACAGGAAATGAAACGTATTACTGTATTGCAGCCGGTTCCGAATTTGAAGTAGGAAGAGGAACTGTTACAAGTGGAACTCCTGATACTTTATCTCGTGATACTGTTATTTCTTCTAGTAATTCTGACGCTTTAGTTAATTTTTCTGCAGGAGCCAAATCAGTTTTTTGTACATATCCAGCAAGTCAAGCACCTTCACCAAGTATGGATGCTACGACTTATATTAACACTCATAACTCAACAATTTCTGAAGATCAAAATATTGACTCTGCTGTTTTAGCAGGACCAGTGACAATCACAGGAACAGTCGTAGCAACAGGAACACTGGCGATCATCTAATGTCATTACTCGAAGTTAATAAAATTACCCCTCAATCAGGAACAACTCTCACACTCGGAGATACAGGTGATACCATTAACTTTGGCAGTGGTGTTCTTCCTAATTTTGAAAATTTAACAGTCACCGGCGATCTTACTGTTGATACAAATTCTTTAAAAGTTGATAGCACGAACAATAGAGTAGGTATCGGAACAGCGAGTCCTAGTGCTACTTTACATGCACAAAGTTCTACAAACACTCTTTTATTTATTGATAGCACAGACGCAATTTCTGGATTGGCTATGGCGGATACCACAGGTTCAATTTTAATGAGAACAGCAAGTAGTGGTATTTTACAATTTTACATAGGTGGCGATGCTTCTACGACCGGATCAAATTCCTCAGAAGCTATGCGCATTGATAGTTCTGGTAATGTAGGAGTGGGTGAAAGTAGTATAGAGAGTAAATTTCACGTCAAAGATAATTTAGCTTCTACAGGAGTAGGTACTTCTTCTAATCCTATTGTTATTATTCAAAATGAAAGATTGAATACAGGAACTAGTTCTGCTGTATTAAGATTTGATACCAATGAAATTGCGGGTAGCCAACAACACCCAAGAGCATCTATTGCAGCTGAACTTGGTAGTCAATCTAGTAATGTAGATGGTAGATTATTATTCGCTACAACAGATGTTTCTGGAAATATGACAGAACGTATGCGTATAGATAGTTCTGGTAATGTCGGTATTGGTACAACTTCAATAAGTACTTTGGGTAGTAATCACACTACATTACAAATTAATGGCACAAGCATAGACAGAACTGGTGCTTTAAGATTACGTTCATCTAATGACAGTGTAGATAGTGCATTGTGGGCATCTACTACTTCAACTTATTTAGCCACTATATCAAACCATCCTTTACAATTTCGTACTAACAATACAGAACGTATGCGTATAGATAGTTCTGGTAATGTAGGTATTGGAATGACACCTGCACCATTAACAGGTACAAACACAGTTTTATCTTTATATAATAGTTCAACACCAAGAATAAAATTACATAACTCTACCACAGGAACAACAAGTACAGATGGTGCAGAAATTAATATGTCATCTTCTGATTTGATTATTGAAAATAGAGAATCTGGTAATCAAAGATTTTATACTAATGGTGGGGAACGTATGCGTATAGATAGTTCTGGTGATACATCAATGGGTGTCACAAGTGTTTATGATGGCTCAAGATTAAGTGTTGAGAAAGCAGGTAAAGTTGCATCATTTTTTACAACATCTACATTTACTCAGGACATTATTAATATTGGAAATAAAAATGGTGGATATTCTTCTAAACCACTCAGATTTTGGAATGGTAACCCAGAGGGTAGTGGAAGTATTGTTGGTGAAGTTGTTTGTAGTACAACAGCTACATCTTACAACACATCTTCAGACTACAGACTAAAAGAAAATGTAAACTATGACTTTGACGCACCAACAAGATTAAAACAATTAAAACCTGCAAGATTTAATTTCATAGCTGATGCCAATACAACTGTAGATGGTTTCCTAGCACACGAAGTTTCAGATATTGTTCCAGAAGCTATTACAGGAACAAAAGATGAAGTAGATGGCGAAGGTAACCCTGTTTATCAAAGCATCGATCAAAGCAAATTAGTCCCTTTATTAGTGGCCACTATTAAAGAACTAGAAGCAAGAATAGAGGCGTTGGAAAATGCTTAAATTCTTTTATACTAACCCTAAAAACACCAAGGAGGTGAATTAAAATGGCAATAACCTACGAATGGAGCTTCCCTAATTTTGAAGTTGATGGCTCTGATAATGTAAAAACAGTCCATTGGAGACTGACCGCTACTGACAGCGAAGTTGATGCTGACGGTAACGCTTATACAGCATCCATGTATGGAAGCTGCAATGGTGCAGACATGACGTTTGCTACCATGACAAAACAGAACGCAATTGATTGTGTGATCGAACACGGAGGTCAAGCAGAAGCAGATATGCAAGCTAATCTTGACAGCCAGATCGCAGCATCAAAAGCGCCTGCAACAACAAGTAAAACGAAGGAGTTTTAATGTTTACTTTTGACGACAAAGAATATGACGAAACCAAACTGAATCAGCAAGGACAAGAGGCGTATGGCCACTTGAAGCTGATTGCGAGTCAAGAACTCGATCTCCAAGTGAAGATTAATCACTTATCAATATTGAAAGCACACTATACAAGTGCCTTAAAAGAAAATCTTCCGACTGTCGAAGAGAAAAAAGAAGAGGAAGAGAAAAAGGAATAAGGCAGTATGGCTAGCGAATTAAAAGTAAATAAGATTTCTCCCGAGTCAGGCACCACCCTGACTCTGGGTGATTCTGGAGATACGATTAATTTCGGTAGCGGCGTACTGCCTAACTTTGAAAACCTCACGGTCACGGGTGATCTGACCGTTGATACAAATTCTTTAAAAGTAGATTCTACCAATAATTTTGTCGGTATTGGTACTGCTTCACCAAGTGTCGCTTTGGATGTGGTCGGAGCCATTACCGCTACAGGTAATATCACAGGAACACTCGCAACAGCTTCTCAACCGAACATTACATCAGTAGGAACTTTAAGCAGTTTATCTGTTAGTGGAAATATCACAGGAACTTTAGCCACCGCAGCACAACCTAATATTACAAGTTTAGGAACACTCACAGGATTAACCACAACAGGGAATATTAATTTAGGTGATAGTGATCGATTACGATTAGGTGCCTCACAAGACTTACAAATTTTTCACGATGGATCACATTCTAATATTATAGATAATGGTTCTGGTAATTTAAGACTGGGAGGAGACACTCAAATTTACTTAGGTAGATTTTCCGGGGACACTCCAAGTGAGGCATATGCAACATTTAATTCTAATGGTGCTGTTAATTTATATTATGATAACGCAGTTAAACTATCCACCACATCTACAGGTATAGATGTTACAGGAACCGTGGTTAGTGATGGATTGACTGTTGATGGTAATGCTACTGTAAGTGGTAACTTAACCGTTGATACAAACACTTTTTTTATTGATAGCGTAAATAATATCGTAAGAATTGGGGATAATTCTAGTTACACTCCCAACACATCAGCAGATGATCTTATTGTTGGAACCACTACCTCTGGTTCAAAAACAGGTATAACTATTTTATCTTCAAATGATGTAGCATTTTCAAGAGGAAGTATTTATTTTGCTGATTCTGCCGCAGATTCTGTTGGCAGAATAGAATACAATCATGGCACTTCTGATACTGATGTAATGAAGTTTTTCACTAATACCACAGAAGCCATGCGTATAACCAGTGCTGGTCGTGTGGGTATTGGTACAACAAGTCCAACTAACGAATTAATGGTAGCTGGTGGAACAGACACCAGAATTACTATTGATGGTAGTTCTTCATCGGGTTTATATATAACCGATAGTGGTGCTAGTGGAGTTACTATTAGAAACACTAATGACGGTGATTTAGAGTTTTTAGGAGTAAGTGGAAAATCATTTGTATTTAATCAAGCAAGTGTAAACACAGATTTTAGAATTGAAAGTGATGCAAATGCCAACATGTTTTTTGTTGATGCTAGTACTAATAGAGTTGGTATTGGTACAAATAGTCCTAGTTCTTTACTTGACCTTGTTTTTTCAAGTACAAATACCTCACCAACACCGGGTAATTCTACTTTAAGAATTAGACAAACAGCAAGCGGCACTAATGGATATTTTTCTGCCATAAATTTAAGCACAGCAACGGTTGGAGATAGTGCTGATTCTTTAATTGTCAATTATGGAATTACAAATGGACAAAGTGCTTTAGCCTTTTTTACAGATAATTTAAATACTTGTTCTGAAAGAATGAGAATAGATCAAAATGGTCGTGTCGGTATTGGTACAACGAGTCCTGAATCTACTTTGCATGTTCAAGGTTCTGAAATAAAAGCAAAAAATTCAACTAGTGCTTTTGTAACTATTGAAGCTGGTTCAGCAAGTTACCAATCAATATTACAATTTTCTGATGGAGGTGCTTCAGGTGCATTAATTTATGATCACCCAAGTAATTACTTAGCAACTAAAGTCAATGGCTCAGAAGCTATGCGTATTAGTAATTCTGGCAATGTCGGTATTGGTATAACTTCACCCGGTGTTGCTTTAGATGTATCTGGTGCGATTAGAGCAACAGGTGATATTACAGCGTTTTATACTTCCGATAGATCTTTAAAAACTAATATAGAAAATATTTCTGATCCTATAAATAAAGTAAAAGAATTAAACGGTGTTTCTTATAACTGGACTGAAGCTGCACAGAAAAAATACAGTCATCTTAATGATCAAAAAGAAATTGGTGTCATTGCTCAAGATGTAGAAAAAGTTTTACCTGAAATGGTAGCACAAAGAGAAGATGGCACAAAAGCAGTTCGTTACGAAAGAATGTGTGCTTTATTAATTGAATGTGTAAAGGATTTACAAAATCAAATAGATGAATTAAAGGATAAATAATGCCTACACCTACAGGTCAAATAAGTTTATCTGACGTCAATGTAGAACTAGGAAATAGTTCTACCGCTCAAATCAACATGGGATCTTCTGCTGTTAGAGGATTAGCAGATGTCGCTTCAGGCGCAATCACTATGAATAATCTAAGAGGTAAATCTTCTTGGTCAAATTATACAATTACTTACGTCATTATCGCAGGTGGTGCGGAAGGAGGTAATTGGGTTGGTGGTGGCGGTGGAGCAGGTGGTGTTGTAACAGGTTCAGGTTCTGCTTCAACCATGGGTGGTGCTTCTGCTCCTACTCAACTAACAGTCACTGTTGGTGCTGGTGGTTCTAATGGTGCTATCGGTGGAGCAACGGGGGCTAATGGTTCCAACTCTTCTATAACAGGAGCAACTACTGCTCAAGGCGGTGGAGGTGGTGGTGCTAATGGAGGCAATGGTAACGGTGCTGACGGTGGTTCTGGCGGTGGCGGAGGTAAGTTTGGTAATGGTAGTGGAGGTAATAATGCTTCTGGCCAAGGTAATATTGGAGGTTCTGGTAACAGTAGTCTTGACGGTTCTGAAGGTGGTGGAGGTGGTAAAGGCTCTGCTGGTGGAAATGCAGGTCAAAACGGTGGATCAGGTGGATCAGGCGCATCTATTACAATATCAGGAGTGAGTAAAGGTACAAAAGCCGGCGGTGGCGGAGGCTGTGCTCAAGCAAATCGAACTGGTGGTTCTGGTGGTTCTGGTGGTGGAGGTAACGGTAAAGCAGATGATGAAACTACTTTAGGTTCAAGTATTAATGGTGATACAAATACAGGTTCTGGTGGTGGAGGCGCAAGAAATAGAAAAGATGAAGGAGATAGAGGAATTCCGGGCACGGGTGGATCTGGTATTATTTATATTAGTGTTCCGACTTCAAATTACTCAGGAACCACAACAGGGAACCCTTCCGTACAAACATCTGGATCCAATACTATTTTAACATTCACAGGTTCAGGGAGTTACACAACATAATGGCACATTTCGTACAGTTAGATGAAAATAATAAAGTAATACAAGTAATCGTTGTTAATAATGATGTTATAGTCGATGGTGAAGGAAATGAACAAGAATCTTTAGGTATTGCTTTTTGTCAGTCTTTATATGGCGATAATACAAATTGGAAACAAACGTCTTACAATGCTAGTTTTAGGGGTAAGATGGCAGGAATAGGTAGCACTTACGATAGTGAAAATGATATTTTTATTCCACCTCAGCCCTTTCCTAGTTGGACTTTAAATGATATAAATATATGGATACCACCTGTTCCTTATCCTACAGATGATACCGTTACGTATCTTTGGGACGAGGAAAACACACAGTGGGTTCAAGGTTAAAAAATGAGTGAACTTAAAGTAGATAAAATAACCCCGAGACTCGGTACTACCTTAACGTTAGGTGATGCAGGGGACACGATCAATTTTGGTAGTGGCGTTTTACCGAACTTCGAGAACTTAACGGTGACAGGAGATTTAACCGTTGATACGAATAGTTTAAAAGTTGATAGCACGAATAACTTCGTGGGTATTGGCACGGCATCACCTAGCGTGGCCTTAGATGTCGTAGGAGCGATCACAGCCACAGGAAATATTACAGGAACTTTAGCAACAGCTTCTCAGCCTAATATTACTTCGGTTGGCACACTGACTTCGGCTACAATATCAGGCGATCTAACAGTAGATACAAACACATTGTATGTGGATAGCACAAATAATCGTGTGGGTATTGGTACAACTAGTCCTCAATCTGGTTTAGATTTAACCTCATCTATAAAAGGTTCGTGGACATCGGGAAATGTATATTCTTATCCAACAGGTAATGCTTATATAAAAGTACAAGGCACTTCAAATGAACATAATTGGATTGGTATATCGGGGGTATATGATGATAACTCAAGTTCTGCTAACTTATTACTTCAGGCAAATTTACGAAATACAAATGAACAAGCAGGAAATTATATAGGTTCTGAAGCACAAACATCTACCTCAGCACATTTAACTTTTGGTAAATTGATTGGTGGTTCTGCTGTTGGAGTAAATGCCACAAAAACTGAAGCTATGCGTATAGATAATTCTGGTAATGTCGGTATTGGTACAACAAGTTTAGGTACTTATAAATTATCTGTTGATAGTGGAACAGCAGGAAATACAAATGCTGAAGCAGGCTTATATTTAAGTGGTACTAGAGCAGGAGTTGTTTACAACATTGTTTCTAATACAGCAAATACAACTACAGATAAAGGTAGTGGTATTAAATTCCAAAATGGTGGATTTGATACAGGTGCAATAATTATTAGAAATGATGGTGCGTCTGTTTCTGGTGATTCAGCAGGATATATGACCTTTCATACATCAGATGACGGAACTGAAAATCTTTCAGAACGTATGCGTATAGATAGTTCTGGTAACTGGATGGTAGGTAAGACGAGTGTTGACCTTGGTGTTACAGGAGTTGAATTTAGAGCAGGTTCTTACAATGCTATGACTAATGATGGTGGTGTTCCTCTTTATTTGAATAGATTAACCTCGGATGGTGGTATTCTTGAATTTAGAAAAGATGATGCAACAGTAGGTAGTATCAATGCTTCTGGTTCACGATTAGGAATAGGTAGTGGTAGTGTTGGTCTTTGGTTTGATAATACAAGTTATGGTGCTGTGCGACCTTTTAATGTATCTACAAACAGTGATAACGATAATGTAGTTGATTTAGGTTCTTCTGGTTCAAGATTTAAAAACGCATACTTATCCGGCAACGTCTATCTCGGTGGAACAGGAAGTGCCAATGCCTTAGATGATTATGAGGAAGGTACATTTACTCCATTAGTAGAAGGTACTACTACATCAGGTTCAGCTACTTATACAACAAGAGTAGCAAAATATACTAAAGTAGGAAATATTGTACATTTTAATATATTTATTAGATGGCAATCAGGAACTGGTTCAGGTCCTTTTATAATAACAGGATTACCCTTTACTTCAGTAGGTTCTAGTTATCATAGTGCAGTCACTATCGGTTGGATGAATGATTACGATTACACGAATGGAAAAATTCCAAGAGCATACGTACCAAGTAGTATTAGTAGAATTAATTTTGAAGAATCTACCGACAATGGTGGTTCAACTAATTTAAATTATGATTCTCAAGCGGGATTAATTTTATCTGGAAGTTATGAAACAAGTTAAAGGAGCAAAACAATGGCAATAACAAAAGAAACAACTATCGCTAAAATAGAAGTCGTAGGTGATTACAAAGCTGTGCAAATTGCTACTGATACAGTCATCAAAGAAGATGGTGTAGAGTTATCAAGAAGCAGACACAGACATACAGTTCACCCAGACCAAGATATTACAGGCGAAGATGCAGAAGTACAGGCAGTATGTAATGCTGTTTGGACACAAGCAGTGAAAGATGCTTGGACTGCGTTTCAAGCTGAGCAACAAAATAATATCTAATTTAAACAATGTCGTTTTCTAGCGTTTCATTTTCTGAAGCACCGTTTTCCGCAGAAGGAAAAATAAATATTGAAATCCTTATTACAGGACTTCAAGCGAGTACTTCTTTAAATTCCGTTACAGTATCTACGGAACAGTTTATTTCCGTTACAGGAGTAGAAGCAACTACTACTCTTTCAGATGAAATCGTAGTCGGAAACGCTGTTATTATTGAAACAGGTGAAGAAGCGACTGTTTCATTAGGAAACGAAGCAGTAATCGGAAGTGCTAATATTTCTATTACAGGATTAGAAGCAACTACTACTCTTTCAGATGAGGTTGTCGTAGGAAATGCTGTCGTTATCGAAGAAGGTGTTGAAGCGACAGGAAACGTTTCTAGTGTTACAGTTGCTGTAAATCAAATATTCAGCGTAACAGGTGAAGAAGCACAAAGCGTGCTTTCAGATGAAGTTGTAGTCGGAAATGCTGTAATCGTCATTACGACAGGGGTTCAAGGAAATACTCAATTAGGAAACGAAACAGTTGTAGCGGATGCAAATGTCGTAGTTACAGGTGAAGAATTAACATCAGCTTTAAGTGGAGTTGAAGTATCAACTGATCAAATTTTATCCGTAACAGGTCAAGAATTAACATTAACTTTAAATAATGTAGTAGTTTCAACTAGTGCTTTAGTTACAGCTACAGGAAATGAATTACAATTAATTCAAGGAAACGTTACAGTATCTACTGAACAAATTCTTCCAATTTCTGGATTTTCTGCTAATATAAGTTTAGGTTCACCTAATATCTGGCAAGCAATACCAGGAATTAGTAATACTTGGACGGAAGTAGATGCATCTTCGACTAATACATGGTCAAATGTAAATACTTCAAGCACAAACACATGGACAAAGGTAGCGGCATAAAATGGCATCAACTTATTCAGATCGATTAAAATTAGAACTTATGGAAGCTGGCGCAAACGCTGGTATTTGGGGAAATAATACAAATGATAACTTACAAGTTATCGATGCTGCAGTAGGAGGTTATCTTACTAAAAATGTTTCAGGTAGCACAAATGTTACTTTAAGTCAAGCGAATAGAGACCCTGACGTAGAAACGACTAATGAATCAGCAAATAAAGTAATTGAATTTACAGGAACATTAACAGGAAATATTTATGTTTACGTTCCTGCAGTAGAAAAAGAATACGTCTTTCATAATAATACTTCCGGTAGTTATACTTTAACAGTAGCACCAACAGGGCATACCGCTAATGGAGTTGCTGTAAGTCAAGGCGCACATACGATTATGTATAATAAAAACGGAAATGAAATGGTAGATCTTTTCGCTAACTCTTTAGGAACGTTAAGTGCGGATACAATTAATGCGACTACGTATACAGGAGATGGATCTTCTTTAACAGGAATTCAACCTTTTACTTCTGGAACAAAAATGTTATTTCAACAAACATCAGCGCCAACTGGTTGGACGAAAGACACAACTCACGATAATAAAGCGTTACGTGTCGTTACAGGAACAGCAAGTTCAGGTGGTAGTAATACTTTTTCAGGCGCATTTAATACAGCTCAAACTGTTAGTGGTACATCGGGAGGCACTTCCGTTACTATTACAGGAAGCACTGCGGGTCACGTTTTAACACAAGCACAACTTCCCGATTACATTTTAGTACCAGATCAAAAAGCGAAAACGGAAGATAAAGGTCCTTTAAATAGAGGTTCTTCTTCTGGCGGTGGAGCGAGTTATGAACTTTTAGATATTCCTTCAGGTGGTTCTGATCAAGCACACAGTCACGGCGTAGGTACTTTAGCCGGTTCATCTCACACTCACACATTCAGTGATGATTTCAATCTAGACGTTCAATATGTCGATTTAATTATCGCTTCGAAAGATTAACATTGAAAATTGAAGTTAAAGATAACTGCCCTCTTAATAACTTTAAACCTTGTAAAAAATTTGACTGTGCTTGGTTTATACAGATAAGAGGAACGCATCCTCAAACGGGTGAAGAATTAGATGAGTATGGTTGTGCGATGGCGATGATGCCATTACTTATGATTGAAAATTCAAGACAAACAAATCAAGCAGGCGCTGCAATTGAAAGCTTTCGTAATGAAATGGTGAAAGCTAATTTAGTAACGACTGCTAAATTATTAAATAAGAAAGATGCTGAATAAAGTTCAATTTAGACCTGGGATAGATAAAGAAAACACTGAATATGGTGCGGAAGGAACATGGGTTGATTGCGATAAAGTTCGTTTTCGATTCGGACTTCCTCAAAAAATAGGAGGTTGGCTTCGTATCGCAAGTTCAGCGATGGTCGGAGCTGTTCGAGGAATTAAAGCTTGGTTTGATTTAGACGGAAGTCGATATATCGGACTCGGTACGAATAAAAAAGTTTACGTTTTTAACGGTGGAAATCTTTACGATATTACTCCTATTCGTCAAACAAATACGTCTTTAACCAGTTTATTTACGTCTACAAATGGTAGTTCAAACGTTACTGTTCATATTAATAGTCACGGCGCTGGTTCAGGTGATTTTGTTATTTTTGATAATATTTCTAGTTTAACGGGAAGTACTTCATACACTGTTTCTGATTTTGAAACAGGAGAATTCGAAGTTCAAAGTGTCGCTAACGGCGATGCTTTTTATATTGAGATGCCGTCTGCAGAATCAGGAGTAGGTATTACAACAACCGGAAGTGGCGATGCGGAATTTGAAGAAACAGTAGAACCTGACGTTCAAACAGTAGGATATGGTTGGGGTACATCTACTTGGGGATCAGAAGCATGGGGAACTGCTCGTTCCGTTTCTAGTGTTACTCTCGATATGGGAATGTGGAGTTTTGATAACGCTGGTGAAGATTTATACGGTTGGAAAAAGAATGGTGGAACTTACGTATGGGATACTTCCGCAGGACTAGATAATAATCGAATGACTCAAGTTAGTAATGCTCCTACCGCTTCTATTACAGGATTAGTTTCTACTCCTGATCGTCATTTAATTTGTTTCGGAACAGAACTAACGATAGGAACTCCAAGTACACAGGACACAATGTTTATTCGCTGGTCGGATCAAGAAAACTTTACTCAATGGACTGCTTCTCCTACAAATACAGCAGGTTCTCAAAGATTAGGTGAAGGTAGTAAAATTATTTCTGCGAAAAAAACTAGAAATGAAATTTTAGTATGGACTGATTTAGGACTTCATAGTATGCAGTTTATCGGTCCTCCTTTTACTTTTGGCTTTCGATTATTAGGAACAGATTGTGGAGCTGTTGGTTTGAATTCTACAGTAGTCGTTAATGATACAGCATACTGGATGTCGGAAGGTCGATTTATGGTCTATCGAGGTTCTATTCAAGAACTTCCTTGTAGTGTTAAATCGTATGTATTTAATGATATTAACACATCTCAAAATCCTCAAATATATGCAGGCGAGAATAATGAATTTAATGAAGTTATCTGGTTTTACTGTTCAGCAAATTCAAGTCAAGTAGATCGATATGTTATTTATAATTATCAAGAAAATGTATGGTATGTTGGAACTATGAATCGTAGTACTTGGGTCGATCAAGGAGTATTTTCTATTCCTCAAGCTACGGAATATTACGCTAGTTCTACTGCCGCTACTACTCAAACATTAAACGGAGTATCACCCGGTCGTAGTTTTATTTATGAACATGAAACAGGAACAACTAAAAATGGTGATATTATGGAATCGTATATTACAAGTGGAGATGTAGATATCGCAGACGGAGATCAATTTATGTTTATTCGAGGATATATTCCTGATTTTAAAAACTTACAGGGAACAGTGAAAATGAATTTATTATCAAGAGAGTTTCCTGCTGATACTCAAACGGAATCAGGAGAAATTAATATTACTTCTAGTACAAGAGATGTAAACACAAGAGCGAGAGGAAGGCAAATTGCAGTAAAAATATTAAGCGATTCTAGTTTAGATGATAATTGGAGATTCGGAACTTTACGAGTTGATGCTCGACCCGATGGTAAACGTTAATGACTTTTAAAAGACCTCCTACGATTCCTTTAAGTCGAAATAAAGACGATATAAACGAGATATATAATCGAGCGGTTACTGACTTAGAGCAGTACTTATTAGAGATTACTCAGCCTGCTGGCACTGGTTTTTCTACGAGTAACGTTACTACGACTAAGGATCTAGATGCATCCACCGCTACTTTATCTGATGTAGCTAACGTTCTAGGAACGCTTATAGACGCTTTAAAATCGAAAGGATTACTTGATTAACTATCGCAAAGCGACTTTAGATGATGTACGACCTATTAGGAATTTACTCCTTGATTGGTTAAAAGAATCGCCTTTAAACTTAGGAAAGCCTAATACAGGAAAGGGAGATGCTTATATACACGATATTATCTATAATCATTTCGTTATTGTGGCTGAAAAAGAGGGTAAAATTATAGGAACGATATCTTTAGTATTAGGAGATATGTGGTACACAGATAAGAAGTTTTATCGAGTAAATTGGCTCTATGTAGATAATAAAAAAAGGAATAGTAGAATAGCAAAAAAATTGCTAGAATATGTTAAAGAATACGTTAAACTAACGAAAATGCCTTTAATACTTGAAATGACACAAGGACACGATATCGATAGAAAACATCAATGGCTAATGAGACAGAACTTCGAATATCTAGGCGGAACATACGGAGATAATTTATAATGGGAAGTTTATTTAAACCAACTTCAACTGTAGTACAAGCACCAAGTCAAAGTCAAGTACAATATGAAATTCCACAGTACTTTAAAGATTTACAGGAATCTGTATTTTCGAGAGCGAATGCTGCAAGTCAACAACCATTTCAAGCATATACAGGAGATCGTATTGCAGATTTAACAGCTTTGCAAAACGCTGCAATAACTCAAGCACAAACAAATTTAGGTCAATTCGGAACATCAGGAGTTATACCGGAAGCACAACAAAGAGTATCTGCCGCGGCGGATATAGCAGGAATGCAGTTTACTCCTCAAATGGCTCAGCAGTATATGAATCCTTATACTCAACAAGTTACGAATGCCGCAATAAGAAATTTACAAGAACAATCAGCTTTAGCTTCACAAGGACAACGAGCACAAGCGGCACAACGAGGTGCTTTTGGTGGAGCAAGACAGGGAATACAAGAAGCTGTACTTCAAGCTGAAACAGCAAAGAAAGCTGGTGATATTACAGCTCAGTTACAATCTCAAGCATTTTCTGAAGCTGCAGGAAGATTCGCTCAAGACCGTGCTGCCGCTGCAACTGGTCAGATGCAAGCTGCACAAGCAATTCCTGCGTTACAAGCACAGTTAGGTCAAGTAGGACTTCAAGAAGCTGCCGCTGCAACTCAGTTCGGTGGTTTACAGCAAGCAGTAGAACAACAACGATTACTAGAAAATTATCGTGACTTTGTAGAACAGCAAGGTTTTGAAAGAGGTCAACTTGGATTTTTATCGAGTATTCTTACAGGTGCTCCGATTCGTTCTTACGGTGAAGAGCGTTCTGGTACAGTAGGTCAGGTAATAGGTGGAACTTCACCATTTGGTCAAATTGCAGGCGCCGCTGGAGCATTCTATGGTATGGGTGGCATGCCTAGTGATGTAAGATTAAAAGAAAATATTGAACTAGTAGGACAATCTCCGTCAGGAATAAATATTTATGAATTCAATTATATAGATAGTCCTCATAGATATCAAGGAGTAATGGCTCAAGAAGTACCAGAAGCTTCGTTTGAAGTTAAAGGATATTTAGCTGTAGATTACAGTAAAGTAGATGTAGACTTTAAAAAGCTGAGTTAGCATGGCAGCAGCTTTAGATATAAAAGAAGATTTTAATATTCTTCAAGGTTTCTTTAAAGACAATAATCAAGAAGGCATAGATAGTATTTATGATAAATATGGTGGAAAAGAAAAATTTGAACAAGCGATTGTAAATTACGATACAGCTAATGAAGCACCGCCGGGAACGGAAGAAAGAATATCTACTGAGGAAGTTCTTGCTCAAATGGATAAACAAGAAGATATATCTACTAGCCAAGCTGGTGGTCAAACTATATTTCAAGATTTAGAAAAATTTAAAGACGCTGAAAAACAATTTCAAGACTATGAAGAAAAACTAGCAGTTGCTGATAATATTATTAATATTGCTGGATTAACTGACGATCAAGGAGATGCTTTAAAGAAAAGTTTAGGTCTTAATACTAAAGGTATTATGGGAACTTTAAAAGAAGTTGCTTCTGGATTTGGTGAAATATTTACAGGAAGAACTAACGTAGATTTAGAAAATCTTCAAGCTGCCGGCAAAGTTGCGGGTGCTCTTCCTATGACTGGTAATCAAGCTGGCACTTTATATCAAACAGCTTTTTCCGAAGATACGGGACGTGATGTTTTTGCAGAAAGATTAACTGATCCTAGAACTCAATTCTTTTTAAGATTAGCGAGAGAATCAGGAACACCTTCTTTCGCTTCTCCATTTGCACGTGTTGCTAATGCTGCACTTCAAACAGGTGAAGCTGAACAACAAAAATTATTAAACTTATTACGATATGGACAAAAAGATAAAACAACTGGTCCTAAATATGAAACAAAACAAATAAGATACACAATTCAAAAAAATGATCCTTACTTTTCTGAATTAGGCTTTGCTCCAAATACAGCAGGATATGCGACAGTTCAATTAAAAGACGGAAAAGTTGATGAGTATTTAGATTTCGCTTTATCTACTCAAAAAGTTCCTGGTTCAGAACCATTTGATCCAAGTAAATTTCCTTATATTGAAGAAGAAGATAAAAGAATCGTTGGAGTTGATTTAAATGAATTAACTAAGCAGAAAGATTTATTATCTGAAAATGTAAGATTAGCTTCTTCGATTGAACGAGGTCCTGAAGGTATTACTAACGCTGATAGATTACTTTCACCTGTTGTTGAATTTGTTAGTACCAAAAGTCCAGATCTTGCTAATGCGATAGCTGAAATAGCAGGAAGAGATAAAAAAGATTTTTCTATATTTAAAGATATGGAAGCAAACGTTTTCGATTTATTGTTAAATGATCTTAAAAACTTATACCCTGTTTCTGATAACGACATGAACGTTATTAAAGCTTCTAAACCTCTTGGTGCATTTGGATTTGGTTTACGTTCATCTCAGTTACTTTCTTTTAAAGAATATGATATTTTACTAAATCAAGCTGAAAGAGATTTTATTAATAAAAATTTCCAACTAAATCAAATGCCAACTTCAGCGAGTCCAAAAGGAATTGAGTTTAACGGTAAGAAATATTACTCAGCTTCAAACTATGCGAAAGCTGTTATAGAAAGTCAAGTTAATCAAGCATTTAAAGAATCAGGTGTAACAGAAGATCAAATGAAAACATGGGGATTTCAAAAAGAAAAAGGAGATTATAACGTCTTTACTAAATTAATGGTAATGAACGGAATGGATGTAGCTAAACAATTTAATCAAGATCCGGCTAAAATATTCTTATCTAAATCTGATGCAGCAACTAATTTATTAGAAAGTTTAAATCTAACACAAGATCCGGAAGATTTAACAGACGCTCAAGCATTGGCAATCGCAAATGATGAGAAAAAACGTAGATCTATTATTAGTCAAAACTTAGATGAAGATAGTGCTGAATACAGAAAATGGACAGAAAAATATCCTGGATTAGATATTAACGAATCAATCTTATCGCAACTTTATCCTAATTATAACTTCTAATGTCAATAGAAATTTTAAAAAAAATTAATTCTTCAAGTGATGAAGAACTAGATACAATTATTGGTAATCTCTCTGGAAATGTAAAAGAATCTAAAGAACTAGAAACTCTTGGCTACGATATAGATAAAATGAAAGCAGGAGTAGAAAATTATAATAAAGAACTTGAAAGATATTTAATAGATCAAGAAGTACAATATAAATTTCCATTTGAACCAGGTACTACTGAATTTGCAAATATAGAATTTCCAGAGGAAAAGAAATATGAAGCAATTGGGGATTTTAAACCATCAAAATCAACATCTCTTCAATTACTAGGTTTAAACGCTGAAGAAACAGATGACTTAGCTAATTTTGCATATAATCTAATGTACGGTGCTTCTTCTCAAATGCCTAGAGATACTACTAAAGAATATGTAGGAAATGTTATTCAATATTTTAATCCTGATTCATCTATTGAAATGGCATACGCTAATGAATTACAACCAGAAACGCTTAAAGATATTAACAGAATACAGGAATTAGATGACTTAGGTTACAATCTAAATGTTAATGACGATCTTTTATTATACAGAACTGATGGTGGAAACTGGTCAGTTGTAAATGCGCCGGGTATGTCTAAAGGAGATATTGGATATTTTGGAAAAGATATTGCAAGTATTTTATTAGAGATACCAGCATATGCTGGCGGAGGTGCTGTTGGTGCTGGTATAGCGGCAGGTGTCGTTGAATCATCTGCTCAATTATTAGCTTGGTACACTAATGCTAAATTATCAGGTCAAGAACCTACTGCTGAAGAAGGTGTTCAAGTATTTATTGATTCACTTCCTGATGCCGCTATTACAGGAGTATCTACCGCTGTTTTAACGAAACTAGGAGATAAAGTATTTAGGTGGGTGTTAAGTAAAGCAGGAAAGAAAACTTTACCAGAAGGAGAGATAGAAGATTCAGCGGCAGCAATAGCTGCCGGTCAAACTAACGTAGATAAGTTAAATAAAATTAATCAAGAAATACAAGAAACTACAAAAGATTCTAGTAAAGGAGTACAACTTACATTAGGAGAAGCTACGGGTGGATATGAACAAATAATAAAAGAAAATACTATTTCAAAGATACCTGAATTAGCCCCTAAATATAATCAAGCATATAAAAATAAAATAAACAAATCTCAAGATGCTTTAGAGACATATTCAAAAACTTTATTTGACACTGACGTTGCTCCTCGTACAGCGGTAGTTAGTGAAATGGGGCAAGACATACAGAAAGGATTAACTGAAGGTGTAGAGAAAGATGTGCAAAGAATACTAGATTCTTACACTACTGATTTTGCTAGTGTTACTAAAATATATGACTTAGTAAGTAAAACAACGGGTCAAGCATCCGATTTATTAGATGATTTTGGATTTATTCAAAAAGTATTTCAAGATCAAAATAAAATAATTCAAGGTGAATTAAAAACAATAGAAGATTCCGTTTCTAATATATTAAATAAATATGGACCTGAAGTAACTGATAATTTAGTTAAGTTATCTACTTTTCAAAAAACTTTAAAACAAATTGATGCTAATCGATCTTTTTTAAATAAATTAGAACCGGGTACGAATGAGCATACTTTATTTAAAAACTTTTTAGAATTTACTAAAGACGGAAGAAAAGTAAAAAATTTAACTCTTCAAGAAACTCAACAATTAATCCAATACATAGATGCTTTATCTGGAGATGCTTTTTCTTCAGCGTTAAAAGGTGTTCCCGATGCTAAAAAAGGAGAATTTAAACAATTACTTTTCGCTTTAAGAACTGATTTAAAACGATCTTTAAAAAAGAATTTAAAAGGCGATGCTGACGCTATCTTTGATGCATATGAAAATATGAAAAATATTCGTAGAGATTTTGATAATAACGTAGTAAATCAGTTATTTCAAAAATCTAATTCTGGTAAACTTAAATTATCAGACGGAAACATAATTAATCATGTATTAAGTGATCCTCGTTTCTCTGGTGAAATGGCAAGTATCTTAGATCAAACTCCTAACTTTGCGAAAAAGGCAGCTTTTGAACAATCAATTATTGATGACTACTATAAAAATGTTTTAAATGATATGAGTTTGTCGCCTAATGAAATAGCTAAAAAAGCAGAAGCTTGGTTAAAGAATAATAAATATGTTGATAATTTCTTCACTGGTGAAAATAGAAATATTTTAAAACAGATGAAAAGCCCGTTAAAATTTAAACAGTTAGTAGAAGCTAATAAAAAAGCTAGTGATCGTGCTTTACAAAAAGTTCAAAGAGAATTTGAAGGAATTATGGGATTAGACCCTGCTAATTATTTAGATTTCTTTCAAAAAAATCCTACATCTTTTAATCGAGTAATTAATTTAATAAGAACAGCTGATGCTGGATTAGCTAGAAATATAGAAAAACAAACTAAAGAATTCTTTTTAAAGCAGTTCTTTGAATCAACTTCTGCTTATGATTCAAGAGCAGGTATGTATGCTTTTAATGGAGAAAAGTTAAAAGAATTTTTAAACGTAAACAATAATAAAGAAATGCTTAAAAATATCTTCGGAACTCAAAAAGCAGATAAATTCATTAATACTTTTTCAGATATTGCTGATTTATTAAATACTTTTCAAAAGAAAATAGTTGATGCTGAAAAAGAACCAGTTATTGCTAGAAGTATTCAAAATTTATTTCTCGGTCAGTTAGATAGAAAACGCACAATTATTCGTGGTATAAAACAATCAGCTAAACTATTAGGGGCTGAAGAGTATCTTGATAATGTTTTAGATTTTGAAAAGTACGCTAAATTACTAGGAGAACAAGAATTTTTAAATCCTAGAGCTACAGTTGTAGCGGCGCAGTATGTAGAAGCTGAAGAACCTGCGGAAGATTCTATGATAGATAAAATTACAGAAGGCATTATTAGTAAAGGTGGAGAATACGTTAACCCTTAGTAAAGTGGTTAAAGGAACATCAGCAGAATACGCTGGTATTTCATGGTTACTAAAGCAAGGTTATCATGTTTTTAAAAACGTTCATGTTACTGGTTTTATTGACGTTGTTATATTTGACGGCAAGAAACTCATAGGAATAGATATTAAAAGTGAAACATTTAGAAAGAAGAATGGACAAAAAATTTATCGAAAACCTTCTAGCAAACAAAAACAATATAGTGTAAAATTACTCTTTGTAAAAGACAACGGAGAGTGTTATTTTGGAAACGATTAAAGAACGTATTATTAAGCACGAAGGCAAGATTAATAAAATATATAAAGATTCTCTAGGTCTAAAAACTTTCGGTGTAGGACATTTAGTGTTGAATGAAGATGAACTAGAAGAAGGTATCGAATACTCAGATGAAGTTGTCATGCGATATTTTGAAAAAGATTTTGAAATAGCAGTCGGAGATGCTAATAAATTTATAGATAAAGACGAACACCCAGAAGATATTTATGGTGTAATTATCGAAATGTGTTTTCAACTTGGCTATCCTCGTCTTTGTGGCTTTAAAAAGTTTAAGGCCGCTTTAGAAGATAAAGATTATACTACAGCGGCAGATGAGATGTTAGACAGTCGATGGGCGAAACAAACACCTAATCGTGCAAACGGACTAGCTGACATAGTGAGGGAAGCATAATGCTTTGGGGACTATTAGGAACTGTAGCAAAGGGGGCTGTTGATGTTATTAAAACTCGAACTGAAACTAAAAAGCTTATGGCGGAAGCTGAGCAAACACATATTCGTAAAATGGCTCAAGGCGAAATTGATTTTGCTATTGCCAGTCAAAAGAACATGCAAAACTCGTGGCGAGATGAATGGTTCACGGTCATCCTTTCACTCCCTTTATTAATAGTCTTTGGTGCTATTTTCTTTGGAAAACCTGAATGGATTCATAAGTTAAAAGAAGGATTTGATACTTTAAATCAATTACCCGACTGGTATATATGGGCGTTAATGGCCGCTATTGCTAGTTCATTTGGATTAAAAGTAACTGATCTTGCAGTTAAAAAATTTAAGAAGTAATGAAGATATCTGACGATACTGCATTATCGATGCCTATCAGAAATTTGTTAGGAATTATAGCTGCAGTGGCAGTAGGAGTTTATGCTTACTTTGGAATTATGGAAACATTAAATCAACATTCTACTAGATTAGAACTTATGGAAAAAGACTTAGAACTTAATACAGATTTTAGAATTAAGTGGCCTAGAGGTTTAATGGGAAATTTACCTGCCGATGATGAACAGTTCATGTTATTAGAATTCTTAGCAGGTCAAGTAGAAAAACATCAAGCTATTTTAGATGAAAATTTACACTCTAAAGTAATGATTGAACATCTAGAAGATATGGTTAATCAGTTAGAAAAAGACGTAGAAAAATTAAAAGATGCGACTAGAGATATTAAATTTGCAAACGGAAATGGGGCACACTAATGATTAAAACAGTATTAGCTTTATGTCTATTTTCTAATGGTATTTTAATTGAACATACTATTCAAGATTCTGTTAGCGAATGTTTAAAATCTAAAAGAATTATGGAAAGAAATATGCAAGGAGCACAGATTGTCTGTGGACAAGTAGAAGCTGAAATTGATATTAAAATTATTAACGGAAAAGAATATGAATTCATTAAAAGTATAGCCAAATCAAAAAGTTAATGGTAAAATAATGTTATGAATCTAGATCTCAAAACAGTAACTCCTTATATAGTTATGATAGTAGGATTTGCTGCCTCTTGGGGAATGTGGAAATCTAGATTAGAAGCTGTAGAAACGAAAGTAGATACTATAACTCAAATGCAGTTAGATATAGCTGTTATAAAAGAAAGAATGATTCAATTAGATAATAGAACTCAATTCATAGAAGAGTACTTAATTAAGCTTTACGATGGCGAATAAACCAGTATCGTCAATAACTAGAATAGGTCAAACGGAACCTTTTGAACTACAAGTATCAAGAGATCAAATCGCATATCATGAAGTAAGAAATATATTTGGTTGGCAATCATCCGTTTCAACTACTTTTATTCCTTTATGGGAAAATGCTACTGCTTATACGTATCCTACATCAGCTTTACAAATGACTGTTACTTCAGCGTCAGCTTCAGATGACGGTGGAACTATTTTAATTAAAGGATTAGATATTAACTATGAAGAAATTACAGAAGTAGTTACTTGTAATAATGCTACTCCACCGACAACTACGAAAGGATTTTTTAGAATTAATGATGTTATTTTTACTAATTCTTCAGGTGCGAATGTAGGAATTATTACTATCGCAAACGGCGGAACTACTTATGCTAAAATACTCGCAGGAGTAGGAAGAAATCAAGCAAGTATTTTTACCGTGCCCGCAGGAAAATGTTTTTTCTTATATCGTATTGATGCGTTTTCAAATGATAGTACTGCCGCTAAACCTGGTTTATTTAGAAACTATGTTCAATATGATACCGGTGCTATTTATACTGTAGCAAGAACTACTTTTACAGGGAACATGAACATCCAAAGAAGATTACCTTTTAAGTATAATGAAAAGACAGATATACAATTTCAGTTACAAACTAATTCGGGTTCTCACGAAATGAACGTGTTCGGAGAAGGTATTCTTCTTAGAGATACTGTCTAAATCCACTCTTTCCAATTATCACCTGTAATACTATCTGCTAAAGATTTTTTATTTCTTAATGCTTCAAATATTTTTTCATCAATAGTCTTAGGAGTTACAAAATCAATATAAGTAACTTTATTAGTTTGACCAATTCTATGAGGTCTATCTTCCGATTGTAGTCGTACTTCTAAATCGTAGCTATTCGCATAGTAAATAACAGTAGTGGCGTTAGTTAAAGTTAATCCATAACCACCCGTTCTAGGTTGCCCTATGAAATAATCTATTTTACCAGCTTGGAATTCGGTTACTATTTCCTGTCTATTTTCCGATTTTGTATCACCATAATAAGTGGCGCAAGTTTTATTAGGTAGATGTTTCTTAATAGCGTTTTCTATATCGTGAATAGATCTAGTATAGTTAGACCAAATAATAGCTTGGCCTTCCGTTTCTTCGAGTACTTGTAATAGTTCCGTTATTCGAGGATTGACTTTATCTATTTCTTCTTCTCTTCCGTCATCATACTTTACGAAGCCACACATGATTTGTTGTAATCTTAGTAATCGTGTAATAACTAAAGGAGCGGTTACAGACTTTTCTTCCGATAACTCAATATATGCTTTACGTTTTAATATATCATACACTTTCTTCTGTTTCGGAGTCATTTCGATTTCTCTTTTCGTGTAAACTTTATCTGGTAAATCTAAACATTCAGCTTTCGTTACACGATAAGAATAAGGTTTTAAGATATCTTGTAATTCATCTAAGTTCTGATAATCTACGATTTCATCAAAAGTTCTCATATTAATAGTTCGCCTACGTAAGACACAGTAACGATTACGAAAACCATAAAAAGAAGATTGTAAAATATTATCAGAAAGAAAAGACATCTGAGTATAGATATCTATGGGCCCTGCCGTTACAGGTGTTCCTGTTAATATTCTACGATACTTTGCCATATTCGCTATCTTTAATAAATTCTTCGTTCTTCGAGCAGTCTTATGCTTTATTGTTGATGATTCATCAATCACGACCATAGACTTATGAACATTTAAAAATCGTTGCGTATAGTGAAGTCCCTTTAATGTACTAAAAGCTTCTATATTAATAATAAAAACTTTAAGACCGTTATGATTCACTTTTATAAAATCAGTTAGTCTTTCTATATTCTTTTTCGTTTCCGTAGGATTCCATAGTTCCATGTAGATAGAATCAAGGACATCATCGGGCATGTGAATTGGTATTTCTTGCTTTAGCCAGTTACGATAAACACCTTTCGGTGCTACAATAATCGCACTATCGATACTGCCTTTTCTTGCAAGATGAGTTATTGTGTCTACAATAACTTTAGATTTACCAGTACCTTGTTCCATAAACAAGGCGTAGTATTCCTCATCACGAGAAGTTTTAAAGACGTCCCATTGATGTTTAAATGGTTTCGTCTTATATTTATAATCTATAAATTCATCGTCACTAAAAGATACTTGCGTCATTATATTATTCTTTCTGTATACTTTATAAAATTAATTTATATTATATCGTAAAAATAAGAAAGGAGAAACAATGAGTTCTAAAGTATTTATCGTACAAGAGAATCCATCGGTGAACGTTATGCCTGCCGCTAGATTCGGTGAACTAGATGTTATCTTTCCTTTCGGAAGTCAAATTGTATTTTCATCTAATCGAGCAGTAACTGCTGTACGGAAAAAGTTAAAAGACTTTACCGATGATGACTATATTTTAGCTATGGGAGATCCCGCTGCAATCGCCATAACGGCCATGGTGGCCGGTGAAATTAATAATGGCTATATGAAATTACTGAAATGGGATAAGCAAACGAAAGCTTACTATTCAGTATCAATTGACTTATTCGGAAGAAAGGAGAAAGACAATGTCAACTGAGATATTTAGTAGTCTTGAAGAAGATGCTAAACAACAACGTGAGATACCGACAGATGAAAAGCTAGGAAAACTAAATTTAGTTTGTCGTAAACTCGTAGAAAAAGAACGTCAGTATGCTGAGTATAAAACTTTAGCTAGTCAAACGTATGACGAAATTAAAGATGTTAAAGAAAAAGAAATACCAGATGTAATGGCGTCTTTAAATATTAGTAAATTCGTTATGGATGATGGCACGGAAATTGCTATTAAAGATGAATTATATGCTAGTATTAAAAAAGAAAAGGAAAAAGAAGCTTTAGGCTGGCTTGATAGTCAAGGTTTAGGAGATATCATTAAACATGATATAACTTTATCCTTTGCTCGTGGTGAGCATGAAGAAGCTGAAAAGCTAAAAGAAGTATTGAAAGAGAATGGTCAAAATAACTATGACGAAAAAGCTTCAGTACATCCACAAACTTTAAAAGCTACTTTTAAAGATCTTCGAAATAAGGGTGAAGATATACCAGAAGATTTATTTAATTGGTATGAAACACCTTTAGCGAAAGTAAAATTATCGAAAGGAGAAAAATAACGATATGTCAGAAGAAAAACAAGTTGCTAAAAAAGAAGCAACTAACGTAGTACTAGCTGAATTAGCAGATCAAATTATCGCTGATGCTGGTAAAGGACTTCAGAATGTAAAAACTGAAGATATGAGTATTCCAAGATTGGCGATTGTTCAATCAGGAAGCCCTCAAAGGAAGAAGAAAGACGACAAATATATAGAAGGTGCTGAAGAAGGACACGTCTTTAATACAGTAACAGGTACTTTATATAAAGGGTCGATTAAAGTTGTTCCTTGTGAGTTTATGAAATCCTATGTAGAATGGGTTCCTCGTGAGAAAGGTGGTGGTTTAGTTCAAACACATGAATCTCGACCTTCCGATCTAACGAAGAATGAGAACGGTCGCTTTGTACTTCCTAATGGAAATGAAGTTGCTGATACAGCAGACCATTACGTTATGGTCGTTAATGAAGATGGTTCCTACGAACCTGCTGTAATGTCGATGACAGGGTCTCTTTTATCCGTTTCTAGAAACTGGTTGACTAGAATGAAACTACAAAAAGAAGTAGTGAATGGTAAAATGATCGAACCTCCGACATTTTATTACGCATGGGAAATCTCTACAAGAGAGAAAGATAATGATAAGGGTTCATGGTTCGTTTACAATGTAGGAGATCCATCACCTATCACTAACGCAGATTTATATAAAGATGCGAAAGCTTTATCGGAATCTATTAAAAGAGGTGAGAAAAAAGCTGCAGCAGTAGAAGATGGCGATGACATTCCATTCTAATGCTAGCAGAAAATTTTTATAATTTATTTAGTGGTTTAGACCGTGCTTACGGCAGATATGATTTAGATACAGATCAATCTGGCGTAAAGCGGTCTGGTACAGCAAGAACAATAGCTGAAAAGCTAACGTTACAGCAATGGGAATTACACCTTGAAGGAAAGCAAGGCCTTGGTGTAGTTCCTATTCGTGATGATGCAAAAGTTTTATGGGGAGCGATTGATATTGATGAATACGATTTAGACGTAGATACACTATCAAAGAGTCTAGGAACATCCCCTTTTATACCTTGTTTAACTAAATCTGGTGGAATACATCTTTATGTTTTCTTTAAGAAAGCAACATCAGCGAAACTAGTAGTTAATAAGCTTAGAGAAATTACATCAGCATTAGGAAAACCTAGCGCAGAGATATTTCCTAAACAAATAAAACTAGTTACTGATCGAGGAGATGTAGGAAACTGGATCAATATGCCATACTTTGGTGGTAAAAGAACGACACGATATGCGATCTATAACGGAGAACATATTACTAATCCTGAAGATTTTCTTAAATTAGCTGACATTCGAAAGATAGATAGTATTGATGAAATAAAAATTCCACAACTTAAAGAGCAAGATAAGAAATTATTACCAGATGGTCCACCTTGTTTAAAGTATTTACTTCAACACGGAATACCAGAAGGAACTAGAAACAATTCATTATATAATATCGGAGTGTATCTAAAGAAAGCACACCCTGACGAATGGGAAGAAAAGATTGAAGAGTACAATCATAAGTATATTGAACCTCCGTTAAAATCTAAAGAAGTACAGACAATTATTAAATCTTTAGAAAAGAAAGAATACAATTATATGTGTTCCGAACAACCCATTAATGCTTTCTGTAATAAACCAGTTTGTTTAACTTGTAAGTTCGGTATAAGCGATCATGGAAATCTACCTGCGATTAGTGGAATTACTAAGATTAATACTGATCCACCTACTTATTTCGTTACAGTAAACGATCAGAGAATTGGCCCTATTGATAGCTTAGAGATTATCAACCAGAAGAACTTTCAAAGGGTTGTATTCGAGAATATGAATACTTTAATGCCTATTGTAGCGCAACCATTATGGCTTGAAACTATTAATGAATTAATGGAAAAAATGGAGATTGTAGAGGTAAATTCTGATAGTTCTAATAGAGGAAGATTACTAGAATTATGCGAAAGGTTTTGTACAGGGAGCACTTCTTCTGATATAATCGAAGATCTATTACGAGGTCATGCGGTAACGCAAGATAACGTAACGATGTTTAGGATTAACGATTTTATGGAATTCCTAGAAAAACATAGATTCAAGGAATTCAAGTTACACGAAGTAACTGCTCATTTAAAAGAGTTTGGTGCTGAACACATGACTAAAAAGATTAAAGGAAAACACGTTAATCTCTGGTCAATGGCTAAGTTTGAACGACAGGAAGAGGAGTTTACGAAGCCTGAAATAAAAAATGAAGAAGAGGAAATATCTTTTTAATGGAAAAGTGTAATAAATGCGGTTGCGATTGTCATAAAGATACGACTTGTATGTGTGAATGTGCTGGTTGTGATTGTAATAATTGTCAACCAAAACAAGATGCTACTGTTAATGTTACAGGAGTATCGTTAAACGTTAAACAATGAGAAGAGGCTTATGGGCTAATATCCATGCTAAACGAAAGCGTGGAGAAAAGATGAGAAAGAAGGGAGCGAAAGGTGCGCCTACTAAAAAAGCTTTTCAAAAGGCTAAAGCAACTTCTAAAAAGAAATAAAGAAGATGAACATTCTCGACATTGGGGAATCGGATCCTAATATCTGTCCCATTTGTCAATTAGATATTGATGAAGATTGCGAGTGTTTATAAAGGAAAGGACATGTTTTGTATTTATTTTTCGACACCGAAACAAACGGCTTGTGGCGCCGTGATCTAGAAGCTACTGATCCAAATCAACCACATTTAGTACAAATAGCTGCACAGTTAGTAGATGAAGATGAAAAAGTTGTTAACCAATATTCGATGCTCATTCGACCAGAAGGTTGGAGTATTCCTAAAGATGCTGAAGATGTTCATGGCATCTCCAATGAGAAGGCATCTACTTATGGTGTACCTTTGGTTAGTGCCCTCTCTGTGTTTAATTCTATGGCAGCTTCAGCGCATACAATTGTCGCTCATAACTTAGCTTTTGACTTGCAAATAATTGCAAGAGATTTTCATTATTTAAAGAAACCTTTTCGACAACCAAAAGACTTGCATTGTACTATGATGAGTACGAAAGATATTCTAAAATTAGAAAGTGATTTTGATGATTATAAATTTCCTAAGTTAATTGAAACGTATGAACACTTTTTTAATGTAGGATATTTCGATTGGCACGATGCTTTAGCTGACGTTCAAGTATGTCGAATTATTTATTTTCATTTAAAGAATCAAGGAATTGAGTTAAAAGCACCACGACAGCTTCCTAAAAAGCTGTTAAAAGTAATGAATAATGACGATTATGAAGAATTAATCGGTTTAATTTCATCTATAAATAGAGATAATATAAGCGATTGGGAGAGTAATTTTCTCAAAGATCAAGAAGAAAGAATAGAGAAATACAAAGAGAAAGTTATGATCTCCGATAAACAAATGAACATTATAAGGAGAATGGCAGAAAAATGAAACGCATCGTTGTAACCGGAGCAACAGGATTTCTAGGAAGAAATCTATGTGAGAAGTTATTAGAACAAGGACATCAAGTTATTGGTGTTGATAATCATTTAACAGGGAGTGAATCTAATATTTTAGATGAGGATAATTATAGTTTTTATGAAGCTGATATCGTTAAAGACGATCTATCAATGCTTCTTCGAGAACATAATAAAAAAGGAATACACTATATCTATAACTTAGCTTGTCCAGCATCGCCTGATCATTATAAAACTCATGCATTTCAAACTTTAGAAGTTTGCTTTAATGGAATGAAGAATATGATTCAGTATGCGTTAGAACAAGGAAATGTTCGTATGCTTCATACTTCTACAAGTGAAGTATATGGAGATCCTGAAGTAGATGATCAGAAAGAAACGTATTGGGGAAATGTAAATTCTTTTGGACCTCGTGCTTGTTATGATGAAGGTAAAAGAGTTGCGGAAGCTTTAATCTATGAATCAATAAATAAATTAAAATCGAATATAGGAATCGCAAGAATCTTTAATACTTACGGTCCTTATATGGCGATTAATGATGGTAGAGTAATATCGAATTTTATTACTCAAGGTTTACAGGGTAACCATCTTATCATATACGGCGGAGGTTTTCAATCTAGATCTTTTTGTTATGTTGATGATACAATAGAAGGTTTAATTCGAATCTGTGAAAGTGATTATAAAGAAATATTTAACGTAGGAAATCCTGATCGTCATGCTATCGTAGAGATAGCAGAAGTAATTGCTGAAAAGACTGACGCACCTGGTTGGAAGAACGATGCTCCTTCACCAGATGATCCTATGCATCGAAAGCCTAATATAGATAAGATTCAACACTATCTAGGTTGGACTCCTCAAGTAAAATTAAATCAAGGATTAGACGACACGATAGAATATTTTAAATATGCTCTCAAAAGACAAAACTAAAATAATTCTAGGTCCACCAGGTACGGGTAAAACCACTACATTATTAAATATCTTAGAAGAAGAAATAGAAAGTGGTATAGCACCAGAACGTATTGGCTTCGTATCATTTACACGCAGAGCGATTAAAGAAGCGAGAGATAGAACACTAGAAAAGTTTAAAGAGATTGATAAAGATCAATTAGACTACTTTAGAACACTTCATAGTTTATGTTTTAGATCTCTCGGTCTTAATAGTGAAAGAATATTTAAAGGTCTACACGTCACGGAATTTAAAAAGATACTTCGAATCGATATGACAGGCGATGTTGATGAAGAACAGATCGTTAATAACGGAGCAAGTTTAGGAGATCGCATGTTATTTTGCGATCAGTTAGCTAGGGCAAAGATGTGCCCACTAAAAGATACATGGAGAGAATTAAAATGTGATTATTCGTGGGAAGAACAGAAACTATTTTCTGATACTCTCGTTGATTTTAAATTAAAAAGAAATCTTCTTGACTTTACTGATATGTTAAGTTCATTTCTCGAATCGGAATACACTCCTGATATTGATATTTTATTTGTTGATGAAGCACAAGACTTAACGAAGCTACAGTGGAAAGTAATTGATAAACTATCTCATTCCGTTAAGACTATTTATATTGCAGGAGATGACGATCAAGCGATCTATAAATGGGCAGGTGCTGATGTAGATACGTTTCTTAGTCTTGATGGTGAGATTAGAATACTGCCATTTACTTATCGATTAAAAAAGCGTGTCTTTGATTTAGCGAATCAAGTAACAAAAAGAATTATAAATAGATACGATAAAGATTGGTCTAGTTCAGAGGAACAGGGATCAGTAAACTACATTGAATCGTATGAGTATGCTGATATGTCAGAAGGAAGTTGGCTTATCTTAGCTAGAAATAACTATCAGTTATATCCGATTGAAAAGTATTTAAAGCAGAAAGGATACATGTTTGAGAGAAAGTTTGGTGGATTCAAAGCTAATAAGTATGTTGTAGCAATTAGAACTTGGTTAGATTTAATCGAAGGAAAAGAAGTGCCTTACGATTCAATTATGAAGCTTTATAGCTGTATGAGAACAGGAGAAGGAATTACTCGAGGATTTAAAAACGGAAACAGTTTAGATAAGGAAAAAACATATACTTATAAAGAACTAAAAGATACTCACGGACTTATCGCAGAGGGTAAATGGGAAGAAGCTTTAACTTTAATTCCTGATGACGATAAATATTATTATCAAGCTTTAGAAAAGACAGGTGATTTATTTTATAGCGAACCGAGAATACGATTAAGCACAATACATGGAAGTAAAGGTGCTGAAGCTGAAAATGTAATGTTACTCACTGATGTATCTTATGCTACATGGAAGAACATAAATGATCAATCTGATGATGAACATCGTGTTTTTTATGTAGGAATTACGAGAGCAAAGAATAATCTATTCATAGTGAATCCACAAGGATTGTATAGTTATCCTATATAATAAAAATCTTTGTTTTAAATGAAAAATAAATTAATATTATTTAAGTTAGAAAGGAGCACTTAAATGAACGCAATTGGAAGCCACATTTTTGCTGGTGGTTTTACTCTCGGAGTAGAAAAGCACTTCAATGTACTGGCACACTTTGAAGGTGATGGTGCCTACGGCGCTGACACATTCGCTTTAAATAGACCGAATATACCAGTTTTTTCTGGACCTTCTAACTGGCCGGTTAAGGACTTCGAAGGTAAAGTAGATTTCGTTTACGGCAATCCTCCGTGTGCTCCTTGGTCAACACTAGGAACGGGCGGTCGCAAAGATTTAGACTGGCGAGATGATCCTCGCATTGAAGCATGGTCTCATGTCTTTTCCCTTTTACACGATCTACAACCTAAAGCTTTAGCGATTGAGTCCGTTCCGAGAGTATTCGCAAAAACAGGTGGAAGGCCAATGATTGAAAGTTTTACAGAAAAAGCAATACAAGCTGGCTATAATGTTACTCATTTTTTAGTTGATGGTCAGTACACGAATTTAAATCATAGTAGAAGAAGATTCTTTTTCTTAGCACATAAAGGAGGCCTATCTTTTCCACGATTGAATTGGAACCCTGCTCCAACTATCGCAGAAGTTTTAGCAGAAGTACCAGATCCTGGGCACATGAATAGTTTTACTAAAACAGAAGAAGAATTAGTTTCTCAGTGCGGTCAAGGAGAACAGTTAAGAACGGTGTGGGAAAAATTAAATCCACCAGAAACTTGGCAACGATCTGAAAAAGGAAGAAGAGGTGTTAAAGGTAGACCTCAATTTATGAAATGGAGATTAAGAGATAATAAACCTGCGGGTGTTATTGCAGGAGGGTTTTATATTCACCCTACGGAAGATAGATTATTAGGCCATAAAGAATTGGCTCACTTCTCTGGTTATCCGCAAGATTATAAATGGGCCGGTCCTCCGTCTGGTTGGGGATCATTAATCGCACGATCAGTAATGCCACCTGTCGGTGAGTTCGTTGCGAGAGTAGTAAAAAATTCAATTGCTTCAGGTGAGCAAGCGAAAGAAGATGTACAGCTAGTGGATTATACAAAGCCACCTGCTATGGAGGATTTATTTGCATGAGCCAATATAAAGATATTGATGCTTTTCATAAAAAGTTTAAATTTAATCAAGGTAAAGGAATTAAGTCAATGGATTATAGTTTTGGAAATTGGCGTGTTGACTTTCTTATGGAAGAAATTGCTGAACTAACTGATGCTTTAGATAATAAAGATGACGTAGAAATACTAGATGCTTTAGTTGATATCTGCTACGTAGCTATGGGAACAGCGTGGTTAATGGGTTTACCATTTGAAAAAGCTTGGAAAGAAGTACAGAGATCTAATATGGAAAAGATTAGACAAGCAAGTGAACGATCTGAATTTGACGTAGTTAAACCTGAAGGTTGGAAGAAACCTGATATACGAGGAATTATTAAGAAATGGCAAAAGTCTTAATTACAGGATTCACTGCTAAAGGAATTGGTAGTGGTGATAATAAATTAAATATCGCAACAAGTGCGAATCTACTTCCGAAAGCACTAAAACTAGCAGGACACGAAGTAGTTCAAAAACCCATTATACCAGGTGATGATGTATCGGAATACGATCATGTATTCGTCTTTATGTTTCCACCTAATAGTTTACCAAGTGCTTATACTTATGGTGCGATGTACACTTTAGCTAAAAGACCGGATGCTATCTGTGCTCTTGATGATTGGCAAACAAAAGACGTTCCTTCTGGTTTCGCTACGTTTGCAAGAGAAGGCCATTGGCGTTTATGGAAAACGCAAACAAAGTCTGGTGCTCCTATGAAGAAGCGATACTATGATCAAGCACTTGACTATAAGCAAGAACTAAACGACCTATGCACTACAATGGGATTTGAAGAATGGCCTTACAAATGTCTTGCACCAGTGTATAGAACTGGTAATATTGAAGCATTAGGTATAAAAGCGAAAGAATTGATTTCATGGGATCCGACTCCTATTTGCGATTCCTACATGGAAACGCCTACAGATCTATTTAGTATTGATCAGCAGGTTGACGTGAAAACTAAGGAAAAGAAATGGGTCTATGCTTCTCTTATTCAAAAGCCAGGTTGGTTAGAAAAAACACATGGTGAATGGGAAGTACAAGCTTATGGTAATAAAAATTTAGGACAGGAAAGAATTAGTGAACATGAATTATATAAAGTGTATCAGAAATCATGGGGAGTATTAGTACCACCTCATTATCATACTTTAAGAAAGAGTGGTTGGTGGAGAGTACGATACGGCATGATTAGAGATGCTCAATGCGTTACTGTAGGAGATTCTACGGAACTATCAATCTTCTTTGAAGATAGGGTTAAGTCTAGAAAAGCAATTGAGTTAATGAGTGATAGTGAATTAAAAGATTATCGGGATAAGCAACTATTAGACTATGAGGACGTATTTTGGTCTAAAGAGGAATTAAAAAACTTTATAATAGATTTACTATGA